TCTGTCCACCACCTATGCAGATGGTGATATGGTTGTTAATATGACAGATAGAGATTCCTATTCTCATCCGCTAAGAGACACGTACAAGGTTGTATATGATTTAACAACAGAAAATCACCATTTTCAGGCGGGACCAGAAGGGCTTATCGTTCACAATACGGACTCTCTCTTTGTAGAGTTTAACCCACGGAATCCTCAAACCGGCGAGCGACTCGAGGGGCGAGAGGCCCGCCAGGCAACCATCGACATCACTGGCGAAGCCGGTCATTTCATTACAAAAGCCCTTGCCGCACCACACGATTTCGAGTTTGACAAGGCATTTGACCCCCTCCTCATGTTTTCCAAGAAGCGCTATGCAGGTAACATGTACGAAGAGAACGCGGATGATTATGTCCATAAATACATGGGTATTGCGCTCAAACGCCGCGACAATGCGCCCATTGTAAAAACTATCTTTGGTGGCGCGATGCGAATGCTGCTGGACAAGCGCGATGTCAATGGAGCATTTCGGTTTGTCAAGGAGAAATGCATGGAGCTGGTGGATGGAAAGGTGAGTCTGGGACAGTTGACCGTGACGAAATCCCTGCGCGCCGACTATGCCGACCCCGCGCGCATCGCACACAAGGCGCTGGCTGACCGAATTACACTACGAGACCCTGGTAATGCTCCTGCAGCAGGTGACCGCATTGGGTATATCTATATTGCCGCCAAGGGTGGGCAAGAGGCGTCCAAGCTACAAGGCGAGCGCATTGAAACTCCGCAGTTTATCAAAGAGAACGAATTGGTGCCTGATTATCGCCATTATATCGAGCATCAGCTTCAGAATCCGATTTCACAGGCCTTTGGTCTCTTGGTTGAATACGTTCCTGGGTTTGATGCAGGGCTTCTTCGAGGATGCCCCACTGCAGAGGATTTGGATGGATATCTAGCGTTTCGTGAGGGTGTTGCGGCGCGTCTCCTCTTTGGTGAAAGCCTGAAACGGTTTGAGAAAGCAAGTACACGAAGCGCGATGACAAGTATGTTTAATGGAAAAGCGGTTATTACGGTGATGGCAAGGCCCGTGAGACATAAGAGTGTTGAAATAGAGAAGCCACAGATTCAACCTACAGGAACACAGCGAGTTATGAGCAACTACATGTACGATTCGATGGTTGTGAGTAATATTAATAAGAAACAGCGTTCTGAACGAGCCGCCAAGAAAAAAGAAGAGGAGAAAGCAAGTGAAATGGTATCCGAAAAGAAGTAGGACTAGAGTGGGTCATTCACTCGTTCTTCACAACAAATGTGGAGGCCATTTATTTTTACATACTGACATATACTATGAAACATCCGCTGACATTCCTCCATGAATTCCCTTGTTTTTTTAATGGGCATGGCGCGAATCCATCCCTCTTGTATCATTTGTACATGCCTGGCCTCCAATTGGCGTTTGATTTGCTCTTCTGGCGCGACCACATGAAGCACCGTAATATCATAGGAATGTAGAAGCGGCAAAATGTCTCTTTCTAGCACATTGGTACAGAACGTAGTATCATATACAATATTCCATCCCTGTTCCACACCGTATTCAAGAGCTTCCTTTCGCAACGAACGAATCGTACGCCCATATAGTTCACGGGAAGATTGCATGGATGCGGATACGCCCGACAAGATGCCCAATTCTTCATCGGTCAAAGGACCTGGTGCGCGATTCTCCATAAGGGCTCGATACGCGGCGCCTGTTCGTTCACGATACACAGCATGACTCTCTAGAATGGCATCAAATGAGACATGATAAAAGGTATCGTAATTCTCGCCCCGTTCCATAAGAAATCGGCGAGCTTGTGTTGTTTTTCCCACACCGGGTGCGCCGCCAATGATTATCATTTGTGGTCTAGCACCATTTGAAGGCTTCATATCAGCAGGAGATAATCCGTGTGAATAAAGGGAGACAATCATGGCTTCTATCGATGCGTCCTGTGGTTTCAATTTTATTTGCGTAGGGTTCGTCGAAGCAGCGCCTTTGCCTTCTTTGCCACACGGGTGTATTTAAACTGGCGGGCGCGATTATACGCCGACTGTACGCCGCGAACATCGACTTTGCAGGTTCGGCGCGCGCAAATCGGAAACGATTTCTTAGGGCCCAGAAAGCACTTCTTGCCGCATCGCGTCAACATACGTGTCCGCTCCTTTGTATTAGGGCTCACCTTCTTCCAACCACGTGTCTTCATTCTATACGACGCATCTAAAATAAAATCACAGTTCATAGAAATGGGGAATTCAACGTCGCACCCTTCCCATCTGAAGTTCATTCTCATTAACCAAAAGGCGACCGCGACTCGATTATTACAAGATGCTGAAGACATAGACGGATACCTTGATGTATGTGAACAGGACCGTATGAACCAGCTTTCACGTAAGCGCACGATTTATGCAGCCAATTCCATCTCACCAGATGATTATCTCCATTACCATTCTGTATTAGAACAAGCCATTCCGCACATCCCTCCGCGACTCCGAATGGACTTGAAGGACGTATCCATTGTTCCACTTATGCCATCCGCGGACGGAGGAATGCCGCATACACGGCCTCATTCCATTATCGCAGTTCCACGATTGCAGCATTTAACCGATACGGGTACGATTATTCATGAATTATGGCATATTCACCAGCGCACCTATAAGGACTCTTGGACGCGTATCTTTGCCCTACTCGGATGGACCGAATGGACCGGCCGACTGCCCTCGTTTTTAGAAGTCAATCGACGAATCAATCCCGATACCATGGATGCGCCCCTATGGGCCTATCAGAATACATGGGTACCCGTACCCGTGTTTCGCGATGTTTCACAGCCGAATGTATCAGAGGTGGATATTTGGTTCTATCATATCAATGACGAATACCATCTTAAGAAAATCCCTCGTGTCATGGCAGAATATCATCCAGGTTTACCTCAGGTCGCCTATGAACATCCTCGCGAAATCGGCGCGTATTTATTATCTGACCCAAAGAAGTATCCAGACTCCCCTGTCCTTCGTGATATGATTGGCGCGGTAGGGAAACTCTCTCTCCCTATCGAATAATCATGTCATATAGTAGAAGTCTCTATTCATGTGTAATAATCACCAACGATGTACCGCGTGGATTTCACTGGAATCCATGGGATGTCCTGTAGTTGGATGTCTACATTCACCCTCCTGGTTACGGACGGTACCCGTATCCTGTTCCCATTCTCTCCTCCATCCATCTGTGTATGTATCCTGTCCTGGCGAAACTCTTACATGTATCAAAACGGTTTCGCACGGGGCGTTCGGATATATCGACACGGGTATATATGAAACAGCGGCTGGCAAGAAAGAGGTGTACATTAAGCGCCCTATCATGCCAGGAAAGAACCTATTATATGAAGCATGCATGCAACAATTGGTAGGCGAACGTCTCGCGGATATCGGGTTTCAAAACGGAGCTCCTCGCGTCCATCGCATCTTTCGTCTTCGCGACGGCTCAGTGGGATTCGCCATGGAACCCATTGAAGGGGCGTGTACCCTAGACCATTATCTTCTGTCGGTTTCAGATGCGTGTCTTTCCAATGTTATCGTGGATTGTTTACTGCAACTGTGCGCAATGTTGTGGCACTTGAATCATCAGGTCGGCATCAATCATCGCGATTTGACACCCAGCAACTTTTTAGTGGTGGATCATGCACCCATGCGCAAGATTTTGACGATTGAAAACGATATTATTGAAATCTCTTCTACGCGCTCCTTGACGCTCATTGATTTCGGGTTTTCCTGTTTGGGTTCGCCTGAGACACAACGAGCTGATTTGTCTCTTAGCACGGTTTATCCCGCATCGGACCCGTGTCCCAAAGAAGGGCGCGATTTATTCCTGTTTATTGGGCTTCTATACATTGATTATCATGCACGATTTCCCGCACAACTCCGCGAATTATTCGAACGATGGCTTCAAGAACCAGGTGCAAAACTATGTAAGATGATGCGTAATGACAAAGAGAGCTCCAAAAAATGGATGTATTTCATGGCGGGAAATGACCAGATTACGCGCTTTCCGTCCCATCCTTCGAGGATGATTCAGGATTTACAGGCGTTTCTTTCGATGTAGGTGTCCAATAAACCGCATCATAATATACCTTACAATTCATATTGAATTCATCCAGATTTTGATGATTCCCTTCCTTGCCTCCATAGAAATCATTGTATGGAATATGGATTTCCTTGCCCTGTCCCAAGAATGCCGCCATCCACGAGAAGGACGAGGTCGTAATACATTGCTGGGAGCGCATCAAAAAATCGAAATCATCGCCAATCGTACCATGAATCCATGTGAGGTTAAGCTCATCAAACTGTTGTTTGTATTCTGTATCCAAGGTGCCTTGCTCCACAATAAATAGGCGTTGATGTGGGATGTTTTTAATAAGGGCTGCTAGGTACGTGGGGTCATACAGAGGAGAATCGCCTAGACGAATATGCAGCGTCAAGTCGGTCTCTTGTGGCTGGACACTCAGTTTCGATTGATAATTGACAATATTCTTGACTCGCACGGTGCGATTCACATAGGATTCATTGTCCTTGTGGAAAAGGGATAGAAGATGGTCGCGTTCGTACTCAAAAATCTCGGAGCGCTGGAAGGAGCCCATCAGGAGAATATTACGCGTTGCATCAATTGGAATCGTATCGCCCTGCATATATCGCGCGACCATCATCTTGAACTTCTCATTGTCGACAAACATGTTCGCCTCAAGGTCCACTTGAATGGTGAGTTTTACCTCATCATATCCGTATATTTTCTTGACGATTTCGGCTGCAAAGTACTGAAACAGGTTGTCGGCGATATGTCCCTCTGCAACGAACAGTACAGTGGGCATTCTATTTGTTCTTCGTCTCGTGCATTTAGGTAGTCTAAAGATGATTCGCGTTGAAAACGTAATCATGGCATTTGTACGCGCGATGAATGCTAGCAAACAAGGAGTAAATGGCGCGGATGTCTATACGGAGGTGGGCGTAGGTAATCGCCTTCTTCCGTTGTTTACCATGCTGAATCGCGGGCTGAAAGAGAACTATATTCATAAGGCGATAAAGCAAATTGCATTGTGCAATCAGGAAGAGGAGATTCGCGACCTATTTGTCATGGCGTTTCACACCCGCGATGTGCGTGGCGGAAAGGGTGAGCGCGATTTATTCTATCAAATTCTTCACGCACTGTACCAGTTTTGGCCTCAGATGACAGAAAAGATGCTTAAACTAGTGCCCGAATACGGTTGCTGGCGCGATATGTGGTCCATTTGGTCAGCGGTACCCGAGTTGGCCCCTGCCATTCTACGCATTGTACAGGCGCAATTCATGGAGGATTTGGTGAAAGCGAGCATTGGTGTACGCGGAGAGACGGGGATTTCGCTGCTTGTCAAGTGGTTGCCCCGCGAAAAATCCAAGACGTATCCTGGGTTGGCCTATAAGATTGCTTCTGGTTTGTATCCGAATGAATCGTCTGAGCGTTGTCGTGTCGTGCGCTATCGCAAGGAGTGCAGTTTCATCAATGCGGTTCTGAAAACAGTGGAGGTCGATATGTGCCGCGGAACATGGGCAAATATTTCGCCCGAGGCGGTTCCTGGTCGTAACTTGAAGATGCATGACATGGCATTTTTGAACGAGAAGAAGGGCGGCGCACTGCGTAATCCAGAGGATGAGGACCGCATGGCCTGTCGTGAACACTTTCAGGACTTTGTCAAGGACCTGGCGAGCGGGGTCAAGAAGGCGCATGGCGCTGATGTCGTGTTTCCACATGAACTTGTAGTGAAAGCACAGGATCCAAGCACAACAATGAATCAACATATTGTAAACCAGGCGCAGTGGGATGCCATTCGCGAGGAAACGCTGAATCAGGGTGGACTCGGCAAGGCTGTTGCCATGTGCGATTTAAGCGGCAGCATGGAGGGCATTCCGATGCAGATTTCACTCGCTCTGGGTACTCTGATTTCAGAGTGTACGCATCCGTCCTTCAAGGACTATATTCTAACATTTGATTCCGTGCCACAATGGCATTCATTTAAGAATTGTAATACGCTGAAGAGTAAATTGGAATCACTAGATGGATACGGACGAGGTCTCAATACGGACTTTTATATGGCTTGTCAAATGATTCTGGCCCGCATGATTCAGTGGAAGGTACCCGTTGAGGAGGCGCCTGAGGACCTCATTGTGATTACCGACATGGGATTTGACGCGGCAGCCGATACAGACAGCTATTCGAGCTCATCGCGTCATTCGGCATGGGAGACACAAATTCAACGGATTCAGCGTGAGTTTCGCGAGGCGGGTGAGTATATTTGGGGCAAGGGTCGTGGTTGGAAGGCGCCGCGCATCGTCGTATGGAATGTGCGAGCGGCATTCAAGGATTTTCATGCTACGGCAGACCAAGAGGGTGTCGTTCAGCTGTCTGGGTGGAGCCCGAGCATCCTCAAGGCGCTACAGAAGGGTGTTCAAGTAACAACTCCCTATCTGGGAATGCGACAGATTCTGGATGATGAGCGCTACGACGCGGTGCGCGCGCGGTACGGGATGTAAACGCGTTCAAGACTTAAAGAGCATTTTCTCTACGGTATATAGGAGGCGTCCTGAAGGGAGTATTCCAACAGCAATAAACTTTTATCCAATATTTGATAAACCAGATGGAATGCAGAAAGACAGATATTCTGTCAATGGACCCTTTAATCCTACATGTTGTGGGTATTCAGCATATAATGCTGAATCGTGATACGTCTTTTTAAAAAGAGGTTCACTGGTGGAGAACAAGGTATTCGTACAGCAACTCATGTAAAAACGTCAACGTTTTTTTAAAACGAATACAGCGTGGCGAATCCAGTATAGGATTCATAACAGCAAATGCCATACATATCATGGTTCGATGTAATGTTCTGTGCCGATTTCTAACCATTTACGAAAGATAAAAAGAGATTAATCGGTATGGGTCATTGCACGATGAATACTTCGGTTGTACAAGGTACGTTGTTCTTCAAGGATATTCGACCGTTGATTCACCCTGTTTTTACAGAGGACCCATTGTATCCCTACAGCAACAGTAAATAAAACATATCATGTGATATATTTTTATAAACGGGATACTGATACAAAACGCATCTTCGTGCGTCCAAGACCACAAGTCATTCAATTAGACCCATGAATCACATGTATTCAAGTGTACACCCATTAGGTGAGTACATGTTCGATTCCGGTCGTTGGTAGAATAGACTTATTTTTCGCGTATTCTTTTTTGGAATAGACGAAAAGTAATCGTGTCCCTTGTTTATTTTTATTGTAGGATAATACAATACATATGTCTAACGAACACGAAGAGCAAAAATCAATCAGTATCGCTGTTCAACAGGGTCAGAGACGGAGAATCATGAAGGGCATGGTCTATGACACGGAAGAAAAACATGGATACATTTATCTGGTTCGTACCCGCGAGTTCAAATCGTTAAATCGTCCCATCTATAAAGTTGGTCGCACTTCCCAGTGCCCTGATACGCGCATCGGACGTCTTCATAAATACACAAAAGGCTCCGAAATTTACCTGATTCTACAGTGCCATGTGGATGATGTTGGATTGATTGAAAAGAAAATTCTCGAACAATTTTGTCACCGATGGAACCCAGGTCCGGATGGCTCAGAAGATTTTATTATTCCCACAGCACAGGAACTCCTTGCCGCGAAAGAAATCATTATTGCGGTTATGCATGAATTCGAGCGTAAACGCATCTAATGCGATTACGCGTACAAGCGAGCAAAAATGTTTTTGCGTGAATTCGAGCGTAAACGCATCTAATGCGATTACGCGTACAAGCGAGCAAAAATGTTTTTGCGTGAATTCGAGCGTAAACGCATCTAATGCGATTACGAGTACAAGCGAGCAAAAATGTTTTTGCGTGAATTCGAGCGTAAACGCATGTAAACGCATCTAAACGCGCACAGTGCATAACAATAAGATGTCATTCGGGTTTATCATTGTCCGCCACGTAAACACCAAACTATCTGATTTTTATTGGAAAGAGTGTTATAACTGTATCCGCCGATGGCACAATAATCCCATTATTATTATTGATGATAACAGTAATCGAGAGTTTCTAATTGAAAATCTAGCACTTGTTAATACTACTGTGATTTACGATAAAGAACATCATGGTGCGGCGGAACTTCTGCCATACTACTATTTCCACTTGCTTCAGCCCTTTGACAAAGCGATTATTCTACATGACAGTGTATTTATCCAGAAACCCGTCGATATCGAATGTGATACCATCAAGTATCTGTGGACCTATCCACATCTCTGGGACGATGATATCTACCACGCAATCCACCCCTTGCTCGAGAATCTCCCGCATTCGAACTCCCTCATGGCGCTCTTTTGGGACAAATCGGCATGGAATGGACCGTTCGGTATGATGTCGGTGATTTCATGGAATTACATCGATGAAATCAATCGCAAGTATGAATTATGGGCCCGTTTGCTTCCCAAGATTTCGACACGTGAAAATCGAATGGCGCTGGAACGCGTTCTCGGTCTTATTTTCTGTCATCATGCGGGTCACCTCATTGATACGGAAATGGATATCATTCATTCATATATCAAATGGGAAACTACATTTACTCAGTATCTGAACGGAGAGTGTAAGAATCGGGGGTTCGTTAAAGTTTGGTCAGGCCGATAAGCGGTGGAATCTCTTGTGCATTCTTGACCCATCCCTGATACTCGTCGCGAATCGTCTTTTGGTCATCATGATAGTGCTGATTCAGTCCCATATTGCGACTCAACACATTTCGCGACCATCGATTGGTATGCTTTCGAATCAAGTATGCTTCCCCCAGATAATTATAATGCCGCATCAAGTACGTGGTAGTACTAAATACGACATGTCCTTGCGGGAAGCACGTATGGGCGCCCCACCAATACTCTACTGCACACAAGGGATACTTGAAACAAATGCGTTTGGACATATTGTTGTCATAAAACCCGCGCTGAATCGCAAAGAAATCGAGGTCCGCCAAATCTTCTCTCGTCCCTTCTCCCAATACATTCACACCCTGTGTGGTCAGAATCGTCGTCCCCTTCTGGTCCTCTTCAATAAGCTGGGCCTCTGTGATGTCCAGCCATTCATCCATGTCACACATGATGACCCACCCGCTCGACACGAATTCCTTCCACATATTGCTGCGAATCCACATCATATCCTTTTCGTTCTGCTGGCCTTTGGTCTCAAACTTTTTGATGCGGCAGCCATGCGCTTCCGCGATTTCACAGGAACGGTCCGTGCTATAATTATCAAAAATAGTAATTTCAGCGTCTGGGAAGCGTGTTTTGTAATATTGTAGGGTGTTAGGCATCATTACCTCTTCATTGTAACACAATAGAAAAATATACACCTTCATCTTGTGTATGATGTATTATATTACTTTAGGTTATGCTAGGCTTTTTAGTCGCAAAGCTCAGGCTTTGGCTTTTTAGTCGCAAAGCTCAGGCTTTGCTTTTTAGTCGCAACGCTTAGGCTTTGGCTTTTTAGTCGCAAAGCTCAGGCTTTGGCTTTTTAGTCGCAAAGCTCAGGCTTTGGCTTTTTAGTCGCAAAGCTTAGGCTTTGGCTTTTTAGTCGCAAAGCTTAGGCTTTGCTTCGCCACTGCTCATCACAGTTGTTGCAGATATACAGGAATTTCAGATTGACTGCATCATATTTCAGATAAATCACATCCTTCTTCGTGTCTGCCTGCGTATTTGACACACAATTCCCATTTGGACACTTAATGGTATCGACATGAGGGAGCGTCGGGTCTTTCTTCGTGAATTCATTCATAAGGATTTTGTATCCCTCCGATGTCTTTTCTTTTAGGTCAATTTCAAGAATCAAGCCGCCCTTCTTGTCCTCCGTCTGATACCCACAATTGCGGCAGATTCGTCGGAGCGTCTTGTCAGCTTGGTCCAAATACAAGTAGTATCGGCACGTTGGACAAAAGTCTGACGGTTTCATTCCTTCCTATTCTGTATGACGTGGATTTAAATCAAATTTTATTGGTTGCGAAGATACGGACGAGGGCGTTGAAAATGGGCCATAAAATTTGAATGATTACAAAAGGGATGTCAGGGCGTAACACAATGCCTCCAATTCATGCTGATAACGTATTGGAGACGGCGCTCGGCTTGTTCCTTGATTCCCACCGTGCCATCGAAAAGGGTGACATTTGCTCCTTTACTGGAATGGGGGCGATGAAAGGCCGATTCATGGTGAAGGATGGCGACTATCCGCAATTCATCGACCTTCTCCATGAATATCTCTTCACGCAACAGCGTCGTCCATTGAATCTGGTCGAACAGCGTCGATGCGACCTGTGCACTCCCATCCTTATCGATTTAGATTTCAAGTACCCTGCCGAGCGAGCCATTCAGCGCCAGTTTGAGTTGTCGCATATCTATGCGTTCGTCCAGGAATACGTCAAAAACATCACGCACTTCTATGATTTGGATAATCACAAGGCGCTGCGATTCTTTATTACGCTGCGCCCTTCTCCCTACGAGGACAAGAAAGCAGCCACACGCTCTATCAAGGACGGTGTTCACATCCAGTGCCCCGATTTGATTCTGTCCTCCGAGCATCAACAGGTTCTGCGCCATCGTTCTCTTGAGCAATTGAATCTGACCCAAACCTTCAAGAACACGGGATATATCAATTCGGAAAAGGACATTTTCGACGAGGCGATTGTGAAAAAGAATGGATGGTTCTTCTATGGAGAGTCAAAGCCTGACATCCCTGCCTATCAATTGGCAGCCGTGTATGTCTACGAGCCAACAACGAATTCCTGGCGCGAAGAGGATAGTGGCTTGTACTCTCCACGACAACTTATCGAGCTCCTCTCCATTCGCTACAATCTCCAAGTTGTCCTGCCTCCTCTCGAAGAGAAAACCCAAGAGGAATGGAATACACGTATGGATTATTGTACCGGTAAGAAATCGATGGCCAATCCCGCGACGCCTCTCCTAGGCGCTCATGGAAATGAAGATAACACCATGCCCGTCATTCAATTGACACAGTCGAATGTCTATGAGCAACTAGAGCAGGATAAGATTGCCCTGGCGAAACATCTTGCATTGGAGTGCTTATCGGCGGACCGTGCTGCAGGATATGCTTCCTGGATGAGTGTTGGATGGTGTCTGCATCATATTGACCCTTCGCGCGAAATGTTCGATGTCTGGATGCAGTTCAGCAATCAATCTGGAAAGGCGTCCCAGAACAATGTGGCACATTTGGAGAGAGACTGGAAACGTGGTTGGGGTCGCGCGCAACATGAACGCCCTTACACGGAGCGCTCCCTTCATTCCTGGGCCAAGGCCGATAATCCACGGAAATACCGTAAAATCATGAATGACAGCTTCGTGAATTTCGTAGAGAGCGAGGTGGATGCCACGCATACTCATATTGCTCGTCTCATGAAGCGCATGTATGGAAACAACTATTGCGCCGCAGTGGACTCCAAGAAGGTGGAGTGGTATAACTTTACAGGGACGTACTGGAAAAAGATTCCCCAAGGAATCGAACTTCGAAATAAAATGACGACCGATGTGGCCCAGGTCATTTCCGATACTCGCTCTCGTATCCGCAATCGTCTCAGCCAACTTGGAAATGACGAGCGAACATGGGAAGAAGCACGGCTGAAAAAGCTCTTTAAAATCGAGGAATCGCTGTATCAATCGGGGTTCAAGGATTCTGTCATGAAAGACTGTATTGGCCTCTTCTACGACGAGGACTTTGCACTGAAGCTGAACTCGAACCAGTATTTGATTGGATGTGCCAATGGAGTGATAGACTTGCATTCCAAAATCGATGATGGACCCTATACAGTTGTATTCCGTGATGCAGAGCCAACTGACTATATCACCTTCATGGCAGGCCGATACTCAACAAAGAACTGTGATCCAATCGAGTATATTGCATACGATATCTCCGACCCTGAACAAGCGGTCATTCATGCAAAAATCGACGATTTCATGACAAAACTGTTCCCCCGCCCCGAGCTCCGCACCTACATGTGGAAAAAGCTCGCATCCTGTTTGGAGGGCGCCAACAAGGAACAGACATACGAAACCTGGATTGGCGTGGGTGGTAACGGCAAGTCGAAATTGGTGGACCTGATGTCGATGGTTCTTGGTGATTATGCATCCTCCCTTCAATCCACCGCGATGACACGCAAGCGACCTGAATCAGGCGCAGCGAATCCTGATATCATGGCGATTCGCAACAAGCGGTTTATCTATATGGCGGAACCCGATGACCGCGAACCGCTCAATACTTCTCGCATGAAGCAATTTACAGGTGAGGATGATGTAGAGGCACGCGGACTCTTTGAGGACCAGACAAAATTCAAAATCACAGGCAAAATCTTCATGTTGTGCAATGCGTTCCCCGCGATTAATACCATGGACCGAGGTACGTGGCGCCGCGTCCGCGCGGTTCCATTCGAGTCCAAGTTCGTAGACCCCAGCTCCGATGTGGAAAAACCATCAGAGAACGTTTACTATCGTGATAATATGCTCGACTCGAATCTATTTAAATGGCGCACCCACTTCTTCTCCCGTCTGGTGCATATCTACAAAACGGAGTATCTGCCAAAAGGACTGGGCTCAATTCCTGCGATTGTCACTCAGGAGTCGAACAAATATCAGGAGTCCTTTGATTCCGTCGCCAAGTTTATGGCGGCTCACATTCGCGAAATCAAAATGGGCGGATATGAGGCGGAAATCAAAAACATCTTTCGAGTCTATAAACGATGGTACGATGAGGTCGGTGGTGGAGTCGGGCGGAAACTATCTCAGACAGACCTCTATAAACGTCTATGTGATAAATGCGGAGAACCATCGGACAAGAAAACATTCAAGCAGATGCGACTGTTTGAAAATGATGAAGATATGGTTGAATACGAAAAAACACTGGAAGGGAAAGCCTAACATATATAATAGAGTCCCATCCATGCGAACAAGCTTGCCACTGTGGCATATCCAATTCCACGTAACATCGCCGACATCGGCTCCGTCGACGTTATCGTGTACAAATACACCGCTGCAATGACCATAAACAAATACGACATGGCAAGAATTGCCATGGTATAATCTTCGATGACGTTCAGCGTTTTTTTTGGTAGATGCTCAGGCAACGTGTCCTTCACATCTGAAAAGTCACGATTGGAACGATTAATAATTGCCTCTTTCATTTCAACGTCCTTTATTAACTCCTTTTTTCGTTTTGCAAGTTGGTCCGTTTGTATCGATGCTTGATTCGTTGCATTAACACTGGTCGTAGATGTTGCATACAATCCATTTAATGTTGTCATATCATTTGTAATCATCGAGCGCAAATCGGAGATGTCATCTTCGTATTCAATCACATCATTTGCCTCCAAACTTGTCATTCCCTATTGTGACCTCGTTTAATTCGGAAGGGATTATCTACGTACTTGCTGGAGTAATACCTGTAAGGGCAGGGCAGTTTGGCAATGGAATCTTTCCATATTTTCCTTCAAAGATTTGCTTGTTCCAGTAATTCTTGTTTCGAAGAACATCCGTATACTGGGCACGATTCGTTACAATCAGGCTGAAAATCAATAGCAGAGGGAGGGCTAGACCAATTGCCAGTGAGCTACCTATCATTCCCATTCTCCATAATCCTGCAAGTAGGAGTAAGACAGACAGCGTAATAAATAGCGATGACATAACAAAAAGGGTATCGCGCTTGTTATTAACCGTCCATTCATTCATTTCCGACTTTCGACCTGCGGTCTGCTTATCCTGGAGGACAGCATCCACCTTTTCCTTTCGGGTACGATAGATTTCGTCTTGAATGTTCACCAAATCCTTTGTGCGCTTGTTATACATCAATACAGATTTGTGAACTTTGGTGGACCGATCCATATCTCCGTAGACTTTTTGAAACGTATTGTCTTTCTGCTTCAGGATTTTGCTGTAGACATTGCTCTGCTGATTCTGTAAAAATTGGCTCAATTCCTGCGGATTTGTCTTTAAATTATTGACTGCTGCCGCCAACTCTATCTCATTCTGTAATTTCACATTACTAATATGAGTATCAATTGACACGGGCATTTCTCTATTTCGCACCTAGAAATTCATTCATCTCCTGCGGCTTTATACACATAGATGAGCAGACCGACTGCTACAATATTCAGTACACCATACATTTTCATCAGATTGTCTGTGTAATGCGACTTTTCTTCCGTATACTCTACCATTTGCTTATTCAATTTCATCGTAACCTGATTGGAGTTCAAAATTGTACCCTGTTCCTGCAGTCGTCGTTGATGCTCATTAAGACTCCGAGTATAGGTATCAATTTCACTATCCATGGACGTATTCACTGTCATCATGATATCCGTTATGGCAATCATGATTTGGATTAAATCATTCAGGTTCTTGTTAATTCTCTGTGTTTTCTCCAATAGTCCATTGATTTTTGTTTGTACATCGGATGTATCATTCGTTGACGTAGTTTTGTAGTTCTCGCGTATCGCAGTAAATAGTTTGTCTAGCGCATACTTGTATCTCGATTCGTAAAAACAGTACTCTGATTTGGCATTAGTAAGCAAGGTAGCCTGTTTGGTAAGATATGCTGCTGGATCAGCCTGGTCCGGATTAGGAATGGTTCCATTCGATTTCAGCGTAGCAATGATTTGATTGACCGAGGCCTGTGTCATTAAACCCACCGTGTCTCGCCCTGCCGCATCTACCGTCGTACTCGGCATCAACGGATTGGTTCCACGATAGGGTGCATTCATTTCAGTATCCGTCGCAATGGTTTGAGACGGACAGCTAAACGACATTCTACTATTATCACGATTACTTACCAAATAAACCTAACATCTTAAGTACCAAAAAGAGAACCGTTAATAACAAACAGCCAATTAGGGTATAGAGAACAGTCGTATTTGTCAGGACTTCATTGGATACGGATGAAAATAGCATAGCAAATCCCTCCGCCGGTAATGGCGGAAAGACGATTCGAAAGATATAGACGCCGACACCGACAAATAGAATGGAAAGAACCCATAAATAAGGAATCATTCCTCGACGAACCGGTCGGTCCAGTAAAAACAGTTGATGCCTTGATACATCTTGCATGCGAGACCGGAGCACTTCCTCTCGTGCAAGAGCACTTTCTACGTCAATTTGGATACTTTTCTGTTTATTCTCTAATTGTTTGATATCCTCTAGCAACATGGCGTTGCTGGTTACGATATTGCCAACACTCGGTCCTGATGACTTTGTATTAATATAGGCCATCATATCGGTATGCAGTGTCGCATAGCTGTCTTTCAGTTCTTTCAGTTTGTTTCGGGCCGCTATCAGTGATTCGTGATCTCGAACGGTTTTACTGGAAACATATTGCGACAATGCACGATTCAAATTAAGTACAAGTTGTTGCACGGATTGACTATCTAATGCATCCTTTCGCGTAACAAATTCTGTCTTTTTCGTCAACCAATCTGCCATGCTCCCTATCGATTACGAGAGAATATCCAGTGTCATACAACGAACCGACCCTCCTGACCTCTCAAATTCACTGGTGTCCGCCATACGAATGGACTTCCCTGTTCGCTGCTCTAGTTCTTTCTTTAGAGATGGCTCAAGTTGATGCGTTATCAAATAAGGTCCATCCACCACTGCATTTAGACAAAAGGAGTCCTCCGTATCAATTACTTGCACGTGCTCGGCGCCCAAAAATGCTTTTAGTTTCGCGATGCTTTTATTGGAGAATGCACGCTTATGCACAATGCAATCCGTATCGCTGAACTCTAACATTGCCACATCCAAATGATAATACTGGTCAGAGGCCAGGGGAATCACAAGGAGTTCGGGCGGGGACAAATGATTCTTTGTGTACAGTTCATCAAACAGTTTCTTGGCGATTTGGAAGGACTTTTTTGTAGAGCGATGACCATATCCACATACCGCCTTGGTACCGCCATGAAACCATTTCAACTCTGCCTGTCCCTCAAACGGTTCATCCCCTGGAAACGGAATCATATGGAGACCGAGTTCCTTGTAAATGCGTGTTAAATACAGAAGCTCCTCCTTTCGTTGAGGGTATTTCATATTAGGCAATAGAATCGTAGGGGTCGGGAGTCGTGGCAGACAAAGTCCCGCATTGGCAGTAAAGACAATGTCAGGTAGGCCCATGGTGTTCATAGGAGTGGGTATGGTATAGGCAATCGTATTCTGAAACGAGCGCTCCACCTGAGTGTGTTGATGTAGTACCTTTGATTTTTGTACATCATGGTGGATGTCAATATAGGGATTTTGTTTGTCTTGCATCGGCAGAATCGTAAAAGTAGTCGGCCGAATCAATATGCGTAGCATGCCTCTATTTAGGCCTGGCGTTTTAGGAATGTAGTCTGTTTGCGTCGAGGATGGAAATATTCATCGATGATTTGTATCGCATCATAGGGGCGGAATGGTTTGCATGAAAAAATATCTAGATAGGCATCATTTGTTTCTTCACAGAAGTGCGCCGTGATATTTGATGTTTCAATCAGCTGAACGAGGGTATATCCCTGTTTATTTCCGCTTCCAAAACGGACCACACGCGGGGCACCATACGCGACCATATCAATGCCCTTTACCAGCGCTTTGGAGAATGCAGTAATATTTGATTTGGACCGAATCGATTCGGGGTTGCATGCTCCCGCATTCACTATCAAATGATATCCCCATGCGCCATTCTTTCGAGTCTGATGCTTGTGATGTTTGCCCTTGCTACGATATGTATGACGTAGAGTTTGATGCATATACTATTGATGTTCTATAAAATACGCGGTTCTAGTTGCGCAGTTATGGTGCGCAGACACGATAGATAATCGCCTGACCTGACGATGCACTCGGACGAGTAATCTTAATAATGTCACCTGGAACCGCACCAATGCATCGGGCAATTGGGTCCGTATGAAACTTAATCTCAGGAAACTTGGACTTTGCCGTGATGTACATTGATTCCATTAATTTCTTATGAGCATCCTCTACATCGGGGATAATCTCGTGTTTTGGAACCAATACATGGCGCATTGGATTGATTACAATCGTATAAATGCTAAAGAATGAGACGCGCAGCTTTCTGCGTGTTTTCTCTCCTGCCTCATTTGGCTCCTTCCACTTCATATACTGTTTGAGCGCGGCCTGATGGTGAATCTCCGCTACGGTACCCTCCATCATGACCACCACCTCCGTTGTCTCCGATTTCTCATCAGGAACGTCATTGAAGAACACGTCCATCTTCGGGCGGCTATTCGTGATATAGCGCACATCGCAAATATGCTCTGCGTTGTCCTTCTTTGCCACGATGAAACTAAGGCCTGCAAGGGAGGATGCCGCAGCAGTTGCCTCGGCCGGAGAGAATTTGCGGTACTTTTCCACGTCATATCCTCTCTCGGCTAGAATATCCAGTAGCGTAATACGGCTTCGATACAGATTATCAATGAATACGAAGTTGTCATTCATTATACTAATGGATATCTCGGGTTTAATCGCCTCCTTTATCACTGGGGCTACTTCTTTAACCTTCTCTTGCGACTCTACTTTTCTTTCCTGCTTTTCTTCCAGTACAGCGACTTGAGCAGCGACTGGCGCAGCGACTGGCTCCTTTTTCATAGTAGGCTTTTTGATTTTGATGGGCGCTGTTGAAGTCACGCTTTGAGCGCTTGGAGCGCTTTGAGCGCTTTGAGCGCTTTGAGCGCTTTGAGCGCTTTGAGCGCTTGGTCCAAGAATCGGAATCTTCTCCTCCAACCTTTTTCCATCCTCATAAAACTGCTTCCATATCGGATTCACAAACGCGGCAGGATTCTCCACCAACGCTTCATTCAGTGCAAACTCTGCTACCCCTTTTCCTCGTCCCTTTACGGTATGCTTATCCAACACAACGTCATCAATTTCAATACGCTGATTCGATCGATTGGCATCCCAATTCAACGGATAATCTTCAAAACGGATGGCAGGCTTCTCTCCCTTCGTAATCACCCCCAACTCCACCAGGAGGGGATACACCCAGCACATGAATCCCTCATGTAACGTTCCAATATGCTCTTTGTACCACTGTATCATGATATTCACACCCAGTTTGTCCTCCGAATGCACTGAAAGCTCTTTAAAGATATACCATACTGGCTTCTTGCTTCCTTTGAACGCCTCCTTTAGCTTTTCGGTAGAGCCTTCAATGTGAAAGCCGTAATAGACCGCAAGGATGTTTTTCTGTTTCAAATATGTAGTAAAGGATTCGCATAGAAACGGAAAGAGCTCTGTGCCCGCCTCCACACGGCGCTTCTCATTCTGCTCAATCTCATTCCAAAGGGCGGAAATTTCTGGATAATGCTGCCGAATATCCTTATATTTTGCGTTGAACACTGCACGAATATGGGAGCATACACGTGCTTTGGTCGATTGACCCATCTCCACTACCACCTCGGAAATCAGACGCTCTTCTTTTTCCTTTGAGCGCGCAGGGAGTGTACGTTCTGTAAAGAGTTCTTTCATTTTAATGTTAATATCTTCAAGGATGGAACGGTTCTCCACATCTTCCATATAAATTATCATGAGTCGGTGGAGAAAGTTAGTGCGGATTACCTCGCCTGCCGACTTGTCCGCTGCTTCTTTGAACAGGTCCAGTTCACCCGCACAATAGAGCGCCTTCTCTGTTACTCCGCGACGGATGTACTTCTGAATACTTGATTTCAAAACATCCGCTCGGTATCCGTTCCAGGATACTTCTTGACGGTAGGTCGTGGAGAGATGAGACAGCATCGATACATGTTTATGAAATACCTTCGTTCATCAAATTTTATTCCATTTTATTTACTCGCACCACACTCATCGAGGAACTCATCATCGGTGCAGGGGCAGAATTCATTGAGTCCATCGGTGCGCCTTGTAGTGGTTGGCTGCCGCCTTGATATCGACGGACACGTCTTCCGCCTTCCATTCCACCAAACTGTTGTGACATGGTGAATGGATTGGTATCCACTGCAATCAATGGACCCATATGCGGTGTAGGAGCTGTTTGGATTGCCTCACTTTGAAGTGGTACGTAGCCTCCCATTTGTGGCATTTGCATTTGTGGCATTTGTGGCATTTGCATTTGTTGCATTTGTGGCATTTGCTGCATTTGTGGCATTTGCTGCATCTGTTGCATTTGTGGCATTTGCATTTGTTGCATTTGCATTTGTGGCATTTGTTGCATTTCCTGCATACCTCCCATCTGACCAGTTACTGGCATCGACATTGGCATAGAGGATGGCATCGCCGCAGGCATCTCAGAGGGATACATCACAGGATTAGACGGGCTTGGTGCAATTGGAAATGCCATTACGCTCTCTGGCTGAATCTCCTCCACAATCGTACCCAAATCTGACTCCATCTCCATCGGTTGAGCCATTTCTGCACCCAGCGAAATTCCCAGAGACTCCAATTGTTCTAACGTGAGCGCTTCTTGTTGCTCTGGTACAACCGGTTCTTGTAGAACCAATTTCTCTAACTTGTGTACCTCCTCTGTCGCCTTTCCTGAAAACTCGAGAGGACGCAGACGCTCCACACCTTTTGTCGTAATATACCGCATGGTAAGGTTCAAAAATGTCTCTTGTTCCTGTGTGAGCAACTTGGTAGAATACGGCATCTCCACCTGAACGATTCTCGATTTTGGGCGACCCAGTGGCGGCAAAATATCCATGGTATTCACAGTATCTCCCGTGTATTTAACTGGCCCATCGCACATCGGACAAATCGCGATGTTCAAACGCGGATTATAAATCGGAATGGTACCACACGAAATACACAGCGGTATCGTTGCTCCATCCGAGCGCTCCATAAATGATTCCTTTACAAACGCCATACCCGCATGCGCAATAATTGCATCGCGGTCCATCTCGCCAATTTTCAGACCACCCTGTGCACCACGGCCTGCCGTTGGCTGGTGCGTCCGTGACTCTTTTCGTCCCTGGCCGCGCGCCTGCCACTTGTCCTCCACCATATGCTTCAACCGCATTCCATACACCGGTCCAATGAAAATGGTCGCAGGGATTTGCTCACCCGTTGCACCATTATACATTACCTCATTTCCATACTTCTCGAATCCAATTTGCTCCAAGATGCCACCAATCGCTTCCTGCGGCGAACCATCATTCATAAACGACGTTCCATCACCAATGCATCCCGAAAGAGCCGCCGTCTTTCCCATCAGCTGTTCCAGATTCTGCGCGATGGTCATACGACTCGGAATCGCATGCGGATTCATAATCATATCAGGTACGAGCCCTGTAAGGGTGCGTGGCATATCATGGGCTCTTAGCAACGCGCCAATTGTACCCTTCTGTCCATGGCGATTCGAGTTGCCTGTCCAGAATGCCTCTTCTCCCTTTCGGCGCACCAAAAAGACTTCGCTCGGAACCGACAGACAATACACCTTATCGCCGATTTCGTTTGTGGGCGTCATTGTAATGGATAGGATTTGCACCGAGGCTCCGTATGCATCCATCATGTAATAGGTGGATTCCTGCATGGCGCACAACAGATTGGCCATCATGAGATGCCATTTGTGATTGGAATCACGTACAAAGAGCCGATGTTCACTTGTAACATATAGGCTTCCATTCGTAGTCTTAACGAGATACATCACGCCCGTGTGGTCGAACTCATACGTTTCTATGGGATGAATATACTCAGTGGACCCATTTGCATGACGCTGTAAGACATGGTGTGCTTTAGTGACCTCTTTTATCGGCTCCCATCCCGCGGCAGTTCGTACTTCATGGTCCTCTGTCAGACAGAACTTATCTCCTAGCTCTGGAATACGGTCCTGTACCACGCGAATCTTTACCAGACGCAATCCCAGATTATTTACCATAATAACTACTTTCTCTACGCGACCCTTTGTCCAGACCTGCGGCGTCGTTGACGCATCGTTTATCTGACCTCCCAAATTGCTCATGAGATATGCGCCCACAATCACCGTCGTTTCATCCACATATTCACCCTCGCGAATGATACCACGGTCATCCAGCTTAGAATAATCCATTCCAGGCGTCAAATCCTTCCATGCAGCAATCAGTTTCGGATTGCCAAATCTGACCTTTGTTCCCATCTTCTCATCGTCCTCCTCGAACGCCTGATACGAACGAAATGCCATGGAGCGAAACATACCGCGCTGCACCGCATCATAATTCATCACAATTCCGTCCTCTTGATTGTACCCCGTCCAGCACGCAATGGCTAAAATACAGTTCATTCCATAGGCCATCTTTCCCTCGCCCAAGTAATTATTATACATAGTGCGCGTAAGAGGCATTTCTCCGTAGCAAAGAACATGCGCGGTATTATCAAAACGGTTTCTCCAATTCGTCGCATAAATGGAAACGCCTTGTTTGGATTGTGAACAGGAAAGCTGATTGCGCGGGGATTGATTGTGTGGCGCAAATGGAATCATCGACGTCATCATGCTCATAATGGTAGAAGGGTGTACTTCCATGTGTGTCGTTTCAGGAGTAATCGTAATGGGGTTATTTGCAATGAATGACTCGTTTTGCTCGTATGGGTCAATGTACTCAATGACACCCTGTTTATCTGCCAAGAGTGCAGCGTACTCCTCCAACGGCTTTCCAGGATAGGGGTCATGAAATTCTGTAAATTCCATAGCGGTCTGGGGACGAAGCGTTCCAATGACGAGCTCCCGCCAACTCTTAAATGTCCTAATTTTCTCATGACGAAGCTGTCCCGCCTTTTCTAGCCAAATAAGCGGTCGCAACGGACGCCCTGCATCCAAGTACAAATAGAGCATTCGGTCGCGCACGGAAAACGAAATACTAGCAGAGTATGGGATACAACCACTACGTTTCATGCACTTCAACACTGTTGTCAGTGGATCCGGTTTCGAAATGTACCCAAACATACCTCCATTGATATAGACGGGTACGAATTCGATTCGCTCTTGTAGTGTAATGTCTTCTGGTTTATTCACGCGACCTGTTGTAAGAAGCCAATGCTCGAAAGCCGGTAGCTGAGACGATGTGGAAATTGCCGCCATAATACTGAGATTCTTGGTGATTCCAATAGATGCACCCGTTGGCGTTTCAGAGGTGCAGAAATATCCATATTGTGAGGTATGCAATTTGCGTGGCCCCGTTAGTTTCATATTGGTATCAAAGTCCAAAATGACGCGGCGGCAATGGGACATGAAGTCTGTATAGGAGAGGCGGGACATGGCCTGTAGAACACCCGATTTCTCTTCGCCCAGGCCCGTTCCCCACTTACCTTTGAATCCCCTCATAATCATATCGTTCAACATTCCTGCCATGAAAATCTTGGGGGCTTGGGATGCCTGAAAGATTCTAGAGAAATTTTCGTCTTTGTAGTATGTTGGATTGTAGTTATATTCCTTATCAATCGTTAACATGAATGCTTTTGTCCACACCTTGTACGAATTGCTAAATAGTTCCTGTAGAAGGAATCCACTGGTAAGGCATCGTTGGTTTCGCGTATCATCGCGGTCCGTCTTGAAATCATAGCCTTCGCTCACACGCAGAATCTTGCGAACACAATCGCCTAAAAAGAGGGCCTGAGAGTGCGGATCATTCGGCATATGAATAAAGAGCTGGTTTCGAATGATGTCCAATACATGGGCTTCGCTGAATCCCTTTGTCAATGATTTAATGTACTGAATGGAGGTCGTCGTATTCAAAAACGGATACGCATCGATAATGGAGGAATGCAGCTTAGGAAGAAGCAATTTCGCGTCCGCCCCTTCAAAATCTGGAAAAATAAGATGCAGAATGTCCTCATCGGATTGAAATCCTAGTGCGCGGAAGAGGACAAACAGCGGAACTGGCTTTCGGACAAACGGGATGGAAACCTGAATGGTTGCATGACTTGTTCCAGAGGATTTAAAGTCGTTGCGTTCGACATAGCGCATCAAAGCAAATGCCACACGCTTTACTTGACGAGTCGTGGCAGAGAGACATTCGATAGAGGCGTACACGTTAATTTTAGGGTCGTTCTGAGGCGTAATATAGAGTGTATTAAAAGCTTGTTCTTGGCGCGTGACAAGAACCTTCTCTGCGCCATCCACGATGAAGTATCCACCATTGTCATATGGGCATTCGCCCGCCTCTCTCAGAAACTCTTTTGGTTTATTATTAAGAACACAATAACGGCTATGAAGCATAATCGGGATGTTACAGAGCGCCCATTTGGTGAAGGTGTCTGCGGGCGGCGATAATAGTTTTACTTCGCCTGTTTCTGATGTATAGGTGATTTTCACTACAATGTCAGCATAGAGCGTAGAAGAGTATGTTAGATTTCGGAGACGGGCTTCATTTGGATAGAGAAGACGAATATCATCCGTATTGTGCAAACAGATGGTCGGAGCACCGATTTCGATGGCCGCACCGTCCTCTCCTCCCACATAAATCTCGACATGATACTTATATTTACCCGTTTTCTCGTTCAGATTCTTCAAAATCATAATCGGATTCTGAGAGCGGATAATATGTATTAGGTCCTGTTGGAGAAATTGGTCATACGAGTCAATATGATGACGCGTAAAAGGATATCGAGTAGTACGAAAGTACGTATCGATTAACGACCGTGAGAGGTCTCTTGCATCATTACCTGATAGGGCCATCTATATCCTAGTAAGGTTAGTTGTTTTTACACTCCTCTTCTTTCACGTCGTCTATGCGTACACATAACTCAACGGAGTGTACATCAGATTTCATAAGAGTGCATTTAAAATCGTCTGATACTTTGGGAGAAAAAAGGGCACTATCCTTCTTAGAAATAGGTGGACTGGGGGCTTCAATGCTATTCGGCGGCGTAACCGGGCAATGATACATGAATTCATGAACAATATCGGATACAGGGATGGCACCAATTGACACAAGATAACGTTCTCGTAGCAATCCGGTACGATAATCGAACCGTTTCGGATTGGGGTGGTGGACGGTGTTTTTATTGGGTGCCTTATCAGGCGATGTCATGCTATTCATGTGTAGCTTTAAATGGTCTGATAGCTCAACGAGCGATGAGATTGGTCTGGATTCAGGCTGTGTTGCTGTCCCTTCCATGCAATTTGGGCATCTTGAAGCGGACTAGAAGGAGCGGAGGAGCTAAATGGGCGAGAAAGGGCCTCATCAACGATTGGGCGAACCATGTCGCCAATCGGATTTCCACCACCTCTTCGTACACGGCGGCCTTTCTTTCCTCCTCCCACACGATTGGAGCCCATATTCGCGGCAGGAGACGGCCAAACCACCGGGCTTGACTCGGCGATTTCAGGGTTACCAAATCCATGGTCAATATACTCTATAAAGCTACCATAAGGCGAGGCTCCTCCTGATTGACCCGAGAGCGCTAGACCGCCATCCGCATTCGGTATATGACCTGGCGCCAAATAGAGTCCTGGACGCGTCATGTGCTCAATGGGAGCGCCTGAAAGCGCCATTGCACCACCGCGCTTTCGCGTTCTACGACGTCCTTTATGTGTCGAGTGCTCCTCCAATAAGGCAGCGGCGGATTCACGTGCGAGAGGCTTAAAGAAAACCTTTTGCCATTCTGAGCGAATTAATTTAATTTTGCCGTCTTTTGAGGCCGATGTTTCGGCAACGCTTTTGGTGTACTCCTCCATATGTTCAAAGGAGGTGCGCAATTCGCGAATGGTATGCACTCCATTTTGTTTTTTTGCACGGCGCGTTCGACCCATCTACTTCTCATTACAGATTATCTTTGTCAAAATATCGACTTGTTGTATTATTCTGAGTTGTGTTATTTGCGTTACTGGAGGATGTATTTCCTGTATTATTTCCTGTATTCGATGTGATGTTCTTTAGCATATTATTTCCTGCATTCGCGACATTGTTCACTGCATTTGCAGCGGCATTCGCAGTATCATTCATATAGCTAGTCGCCGTATTGGCCATATCGGAAACCGATTTGGATAGATTCGTTGTGACATTAGATACTGACGGCATACTCGGAACTGGGACTTTTCCTCCCGAAAAGAACGCCATAATTCCGTAGATAACATATAAAATAATCGCTCCTATCATGATAAATGGGGCATAAATCTTCCAAGCATCCTGCCATGTACTTAACCGATATTCTGATGCAAATAAGTGATAATGGTCATAGACGCCATATGTCAAAAAAATAATGGATAAGATGGATGCAACCATCGGTGTTGCATAAGGTGCCAAAAAAAACGTGATTGCAATGGCAAACAAAAATAATGCCAATCCTGGAAGGAAGAATTGCATTGTCTCTATCTTATCTAAATCTTATCCATCAAGTCGACGTGCGTCAGCATGTGTTTGCGGCAACAATACCGCTTCAATCCCAAATCATCCAGTGCCTTACCCTCTGGTGTTTCCGGAATGCTCTTCCCATCCATGTAGAAGGGTTGAACAGGCTTACCATTTGATTCTTCCTTGAGTCGCTTCTGATAGGCCAGCCACTTGTCCGCCAAGACATTTCCACAATTCATGCAACGTATGGGGATAATCATCTCTAGGTTGATACAGGAAAGGTTTTGAACGTCAATTTTATCCATGTCGAGCTTAAAATCGGTGATGTGATTTCTATCCAGTATGAGCCGTCGTTTAGCAGAATCGAACGGTACGAATGATGATAAAGAAGAAGAGTCGGATATTTATCGGGAAGAGAATCACATCTATTTCCAAGCGGGCATCAACCGAAAGACCATCGCTCGATTGACTACACTGCTTCGAGAGGCGGACGAGAGCTGTATTATCTTAGCACATCGACTGCGAATCGAAACCGTTCCCATCTATTTGCATATTTATTCGGATGGCGGTGTCATCTTCTCAGCCTTTTCTGCCATTGATGTGATTCAGGCGTGTAAATCACCTGTTTATTCTGTTATCGAAGGGGCGACTGCTTCCGCCGGAACACTGATTAGTATTGCATGTACCAAACGATACATCCGTCCTCTTTCCTATATGTTGATTCACCAACTCAGCAGCGGTTGCAGTGGCAAAATGGTAGAACTTATGGATGAGCATAGCAACTTGACGGAGATGATGAAAGTGATGAAAGTATTATACTTGAAATACACCAAGCTGACGCCGAAGAAACTGGACCAGCTGCTGTCGCATGATTTGTGGCTAGATGCAAAACAGTGTATTGCGCTGGGCCTGGTAGACGAGTTGTATGATTGATGGTGCGTTATAACCATACTATTTTATCCCATTCCCGACAACAGAATGACGTCAGTTCTGTATAGCGCAGGCCTGAACTATCAAAGTGGAAACCCCGTTCGCTCCGAGATTGTAGCTCTTCGCCGCGAGGTCGATTCCCTCCGGAAACAGGTGGAACAACTATCGGAAGAGGCTCTCGTCTACCGAAAGCACCTCATTAAGCTGGTACAGGAGAGCGATGGCGGCGCTGCCGAACTCACTGCCGACCTCCAGCGAACCAGCGCCTCCGTGGCCGAGGCTAGCCGTGAGCCAGTTGATACCGGTCGTCGCGGAACAAGTGTGCAGGGCAACGATAGCCGCCGTGAAGTAGGCGGCGGCACCGTTCAGGGTAGCGGCTTTCGTCGTTAAAGCTCTTTCTTGATTCGGGTCAGTATCGTTTCGCTCATCTCAATCCCATATTTCGAGCTCAAATAGGCTCTCACCGCTTTCAGCGACAGTGAAGAATACGCCCTCAGCGTCGTCCTCACCGTTTCCATCTCTTCATCCGTCCATTTTCCCTTTTTAATAGGCTTTGCAGCTGATTCAGATTCCTCTGGTTCAATATGAATTACGGTTCGTTCTGGACCATGTGATGTTTGAAGCATCGGTCCAATTCGGAGAGTATCATGATGAACCTTTTGATGACACTCTTCACATAATACAATAAGGTTTGATGCAGCGTTCATATGTGTCCCGTCTGGCAATATTCCTTTTTTCGCAGTATGCCTCTCGGATATATGGTGAACTTCGAGCTCTTTTGTAATCGGTGACTTGCATATTTCACATTCCTTTTTGACTACATGCGGATTCCATGCCGATGCAACCGCGTTCTCTTGTTTGACCGACCCCATAATACGATGCCGATTCTCTAGGGCCTGTTCGATGAATTCGCTCGGCAAGTCCATGGCGCGCGCCACCTCCAACCCATACAGCGTTGAACCGCTTCCTGGGCGTAATGAGCGGTCATATACCAGCTTCTTGGTTTGGTCATTGTATTCCACATGCAGATGCCAGACCTCTACGTTTTCTTTCTGGATATCGATAATACTGGGGATTCCATGGAGGTGCGTGGCGAACATGAACTTGGCATGGCGTTTGGATAACCATTGAATTCCGCTCGCCACCAAGGCCTGTGCCGAAGTGGATTCTGTTCCCGCACATAACTCATCTCCCAGAACCAGTGTATGCGGATTCGCATTTCGAAGAATATCACGGAGTTCCGACATTTCTACCGCAAACGATGAGAGACCCGCTGCCAAATTATCATGATTGAGGATGCGCGTATACACCGCCTGAAACGGACATAGATTCATGGACTGGGCGGGCACATAGCATCCCGCTTGCGCCAATAGAACACATAAACCTGTGGCTTTCATCAATGTGCTCTTACCACTAGCGTTTGTTCCGTATACAAGCCATCCTGTTGCACCCTTTCCCAGACGAATATCATGTTTGACATACGATACGCGCGTGGAGCTCGCTTCTACCAACGGATGCCGAACCTGCTTAATATCCAACCATGACTCATTTTCATCATGAATAATGGGACACGTCCATCCTCGTTCCTTTGAGACGCGAGCAATGCATTGCGTTCCATCCACGTGCGCTACCCATTGTTCCATAAGTGCCCACAAATGCTGCCCCGCCTCCGAAATGGCTTGGCATACTTCCAGTTGATGAATGCGAACCAATTGTTCCAGTCCATCGCGCAGCTTCATCATTTTCGTATTCGCCTGATTCAGCGCGGCACACTCGATCCAACCACCCGATTTCAGTTCTGATATCCGCGTACCCTCAGGGAGATTCACGATATTCTTCTTGAGTTGCTGGAGTGTCACACTCGACGCCTTGAATCCATAGGGCTCTTTTTCGCGTTCCTCGATTCGAATGGCGTCCTCTTGTACATGTCCCGCAATTGCCATTCGAGAACGTAATTGCTGAATCTGCTGAATCACCTCTTGAATCTGCGTCTCTTTCTCTGAGATATCAGGATACGTGATGGAGGAGAAGGCGCTGATATCCTGACTCGCCATACGAGACTTTTCTTCCGATACATGCTTGCAAAATACATCCTTGTATTGTGATTCTTCATTTTGGGACCACGGTGCTTCCAAAGAGGTTTTACTTGTGACTTCTGTACGAAGAACACAAATAGCATCATATGTCTGAAACAGTCCCGCCAGTTCAGAGGATGTTACGGTTCCACAGCGAATCTTTCGATGCAGGCGAGGAAGGTCAAACATAAATCGGAGTTGACGCTCTAACATCTTGATACGCGCTTCGGGCCACATCGTGTATTCTTCAATCTCTTTCAACCGCAGGCGGATGGTCATCCCATCCGAATATGGACTTAATAGACGTTCCTTTATGGCTCGACGACCCATCACAGTTAGGCATTTATCAAATAAGCCCAGAACAGAATCTTGTGGATGGCCGACGCTGGTCATTTGTAGCTGTGTGAGTGCATGATTTCCGCACACGAGGGTTGTGTTCGGATTCCACGTCTCGTTTCGATGAAGTGACTGTAATAAGGTCGTATCGTGCTCTTCAATAAATTGAAGCAAATGTAGTAAGGCGAGTTCTTCCTGTAGAGAACGGAATCCTAGGTAGGTTCGAATGGGAAGCACGGATTTTACTGCATAGATTTTTTGCAGGTATTCGCCGCGAACCAGCTCGTGTTCAAAGGACCCCATCGTATCGTGTACACGCCGATGTAATGTTATCGAGGAGGGTAGACCGAATTGGCGACGCGTTGCGGCATCATCAGGAGCAGACGAGGCAAACCAATGAATCAGAACCTCTTTCGGTGGATACACCGTTAGAAGCTGTACCATATCATCTGCGGTCCAGATATCAGGGCGACCCTTTCCCATTGTTGAATACGTACGTGTGGTACCTGTCGTCCCATCCAGCACGGCTGCTCCGATAATCGGTGGCTGATTCGCATGGGTATGTACCCATATCGTGGCGATGTATGGGGTTTCCGTTGAGATGGCGTTCTCGATGTGAGTACTGGGAGACAAAATACGCGACACCTTTCTTTCTTTCACCTTTCCTCGCGCATCCTTGATTTGGTCCACAATAACAACCGTCCAATTGGCCGCGGTTAACCGACCAGCCCACTTGTGCATGACGTAATCTGGAAAGCCTGCAAAGAGACCGTCCTTTCCTGGACCCACATCGCCTTTCTTGGATGAAAGCTGAATCCCCAAATAATCTACGATTTCACGTACATTGGCCTGGGTTTCACCGGTTTCTACATCCTGGATGTCATAGAGCTCGTAAAAGGAGCCCACCATAAGAAAAATGGCTGTTTTCGGACCATACTTCTTCGTATAGGTCTGATACAACTCGATGTATTCCTTGTGCATTGTTCAACTATTTATCGCGATGAGGGTTTAGGCTGTGTCAGCACCGCCACAGTCAATACGGACACAATTGATATAATGCCGGCAGCTAGTCCAATCATATACCCGTGCTTATATCCATCTTCCAAACCGTCATTATATCCCGCCTGATATCCCTCGGCGCGACCTTTTTCATATCCATGATCTGTTCCATTTTGGTATCCATCTTCTTCTCCATCATCGTATCCTGACTGATACATCTCGCGCAGCGATAGTACTGGCGGGGATGAATTATCGCTTTTATTGGGGCTAGCTGGCTGATACGCAGGCTGGTAATCCATTAATACTTATGAGGGGGGTATTGTTTATGTTGTTTAGAGTGCATTCTTTTCCACAATATGGGCATCCGCCGCAATCTGGCGTAGAACCGACTCAGGTGCCTTGCTCGCCGGCTTGATCAACTTCTTCGTAATCAATAGCGCCTTCAACTTATCTAATGGCATATCCTTCATCTTCGTGTGGACCTTCTTGGCACGCGTAACACGTCTATGAAGGGACAACATGCCCAAGAGAACTTTGCGATTCTTCTTGGTTTGCGGCTTTTTCGCCGCCTTCGGTACATCCGCCTTCTTGGGGTGAAGTTGAACCTTCTTAGTCAATGGTTTCTTTTTCAGCTCAACGCGAATCTTTCCTCCTTGTTGTGATGCTTGTGATACTTGTTCTAGTTGCGGTGATGATTGTTGTACTTGCGATGGTTGCGATGGTTGTGACGGTTGTGACGGTTGAGGTGATACTTGTTGTACTTGCGATGTTGTATCCACTTTAATGATCTGGGTAATCGGTGCACTACGAGCCGCAAGTGGGCTTTCCATACCAACTACATCTCCGCCTCCTTGTGTCTTCTTACGAGAGGCTCGACGGCGAACTGCTCCCATCGATTTTGCCGCCTCACCCGAAATCATCACGGATTTAATATCCGACATGTTACTGTATCATGAGAAGTTTATCTTGGATGAAAGCAACCTAAACACCGCAATTTCATAAAATTGACAACGTCTGAAGCCTCCATGATACGTAACCCACCATGACCGATTCCCTCCCTGATTACCGTCATATCCTGCAGACCTTCGTGGAACAATCCGATGGAAAGCAGCTGATTAGTCATCAGGTTGAGTCCTTCAATCAATTCATCGAGGTGGATATTCCCGAAATTGTTCATATGTCGAACCCTATTACATCATATGGCTCACCGGAAATTCCTTTGGCGGGCCCTCGTTCTGCGTTGGCGACCGCGACAGGACTCTCCACGACCGCTGCCAATGCCCTTATGGGTTCTGCGAGCGTCGATGGAATCGGTCTTGTTGCTAAGAAAGTACAGCACGAATATGAAGTGACCCTCGAGTTTGAGAAAATATCCATTCGAAAGCCCACTATCTTTGAGAACAATGGTGCGATTCATCCCATGATGCCCCATGACGCTCGTCTACGCAATCTTACCTACGCCGCACCCTTGAATGTCGATGTGAAGGTCACCACGACATTTATTGACCATACTCGCGGAAGCATTCGCGAGTCAAACGTACGCGTATTTCCCAATGTGCACCTCGGAAAAATTCCAGTTATGGTGGGTTCCAAGTACTGTCTTCTTCACGACCAAAAGCACATTCATCCGTCTACATTGGGCGAGTGCGCAGAGGATGTCGGAGGATACTTTATCATTCAAGGCGGCGAACGTGCCATGATTTCGATGGAGCGCATGTCCGAGAATCGCCCTTTCGTTTTCCGCAACGGACGCGTGGCCGCCAAGCAGATGGAAATCGTGGAAATCAAGTGCATCGGACCCGATAATGACCAGGTGCCGAAATCCAATACGGTTAAAATCGTCTATCACCCCAAGAATCAACTCATTACGATGCTTCGCGCCACGGTGCCGCGTATCAAGACGGAAATCCCCGTGGTGATTCTCTTTCGAGCCCTCGGTGTACTGGCCGATAAGGAAATCTACGAGTTGATTCTTGGTGCCGTCGAGACATCGCAGGAAAAAGTCTATGACCCCATCCTCATTGAGTCGATTCTGGAGGCGAGTGGTATTCGAACCCAAGAGGAGGCACTGGCGTGGCTGGGAGAGCACACCAATACATGGTCTGTCAAATCACAGAAACAGGGCAATGTACAGGATATCATCTCAGAGGAACTCTTTCCCCAAATTGGAGGACATGAGATGAACTACGAGAAGGCATGCTTCCTTGCCCACATGTGCCGCAAGGTTCTCTGGACCATCACGAAGCGTATTCCCACCGACGACCGCGACGCCTACCCGAATAAGCGCGTGGACATCCCTGGATTCCTTCTGGCGGACCTCTTTCGCAAGACGTACAATAATCGCATGGTGAAGGATATGAAGGCTGCGCTCTCGAAGGAGATTCACGGTGGCTCATGGAAAGCAACGGGTAATTGGACAGAAATCGTTAACATCAATAATATCAATAAGATTATCAAGTCGACTATCATGGATGTGTGCTTGAAATCGTCGCTTGCGACGGGTAACTTTGGTTGCGGCAAGATTGGCGGGCCCAATAAGGTCGGCGTGTCACAGGTGCTCAATCGCATGAACTACTCCGCGGGCATCTCTCACTTGCGTCGCATCTCGACGCCGATTGAGAAAACGGGAAAGCTAATTGCGCCGCGTAAACAGCACAACTCTCAATGCGGGTTCATTTGCCCTTGTGAGACGCCTGAAGGACACGGCGTAGGTGTGGTCAAGAACATGGCGATGACCACGATGATTACTATCTTCAGTAGCCCCGCGACCGTCTACGCCTTTATTCAACGGATGGACAAACTAGTTTCACTGCGCGATTCTACGATTCAACAGAAACATACCTGTACACGTGTATTCTTGAATGGAGCATGGATTGGTGTTCTGTTGGATGAGGATGCACAGGATGTAGTGGACCGACTGCGGAAGGCCAAACGTGCGGGTGTTCTCCATCTGTATACGGGTATTATCTGGAAAAACGCCTACAAAGAGCTGTGGCTGACCACCGAGGCAGGGCGCGTGATTCGCCCGATTTATTATGCACCGACCTTGCGCGAAGTCGCGGCAGATAAGAGCGGTACGTTGAAACAGCAGATTCTTGCCATTCGCGAGTGGAATAACTTGCTCCGCTGGCAGACACCGAGCGGAAAGAACCTGTTCGAATACATCGATGCCGGCGAAACGGACTGCGCCTATTTGGCAATGGACTATGCCAAGGCGATTTCGGACCCAACCACCACGCACTGCGAGATTCATCCGAGTGTCATTCTGGGTACGACCGCGTCCTATATTCCCTTCCCTGACCACAATCAATCTCCCAGAAACGCATACCAGAGTTCTATGGGAAAACAAGCCATGGGTATCTACGCCCTGAACTTTCGCGAGCGATTTGACGCCATGAGCCACGTCCTCTGCTATCCCGAAGTTCCCATGGTTTCCACCTTCATGAGCCGCTTCTATGGCGCGCAAAAACTACCTGCCGGCCAGAACATTGTCGTGGCTATCATGACGTACACGGGCTACAACCAAGAGGATTCCAACATGATTAATCGCGCTGCTCTGGACCGAGGCCGATTCCGTTCCATCTTCTATCGCACCTACAAGGATGAAGAGCGTAAGAACCAGTCTTCGGGCGAAGAGGAGAAGTTCTGCCGCCCTGAACCCACGGAAACCAAACACATGAAGAATGCACATTATGATAAAATTGGGGATGACGGATTTATCCCCCGAAACACATATGTAACACCCGATGATATCCTTATTGGTAAGGTGGTACCGCTTCGTGTACCGACAGGAGCGGTGCTACCCGCGGGGGCCAAGAAGTCACGCGACGTTAGCAAGATGCCGCGCAATAATGAGAAGGGATACGTGGATAAGATTTACAAAAATCGAAACGGCGAGGGATACTCCTTTGTTAAGATTCGGATGCGACAGGACAGAATTCCTGAGATTGGAGATAAGTTCTGTTTGACTGCCGATCATGATGTATTGACTCGTGCACGAGGATGGGTACCTATTGCGGATGTTACTCTTAGAGATGAGGTGGCTCAACTGAATCGAGAGACAAATGCTATGGAGTATGTCCATCCACTTGAAACCATGGTCTTTGACCAGGATGGTGATATGTATGAGGTGGAGAGTCAAGGCGTGAGCCTTCATGTGACTCTTAATCATCGCATGTGGGTACAGCGGCGGGACCAGCCATCCTATGAATTGACAGAGGCAAAGAATATTGTAGGAAAGCGTGTTCGTTATCAATCGGATGGAGCCATTCATCGCGAAGACCTAGAATTGACGATTGGGCAGGAACGACTATCCGAAGAAGGAATGGATGCGTGGATAGCAATTTGTGGTATCTGGATGGCAGAAGGATGGACCTCGATTCGTCCTGATGACTATATTTGTCGGCTAGAGTTTGCTGCAAACAAGAATCGTGTTCTTCAAAAGCTGATGACATGTTGCGAGATTCTTCAATGGAAGCATAACTATGTAGAATCCACTCAAAAATTCTATATCAATAACAAAGATATCACGGAACATTTGGCTCCGCTCAGCATTGGTGCAGTGAATAAGCGTATTCCGCAGTGGGCCTTTCAACTGAGCGCACGTCAATCACGTATCTTCATTGATGGAATGTGCCTTGGAGACGGTCATGAAACAACTACTTCGTTGCATTATTCTACCTCATCCGTCGGTCTTCGTGATGACCTTCAGGTTCTCTGTCAACATGCTGGTTGGACATCTTATTATGCAAAGCGATATGAGGCTGGATATCAAAGCACGATGAAGGATGGACGTATTATCATTGCATCTGCTGATAGTTGGGATATTGGTATTCGCCGAACCCGTCTTCGCCCTACGATGAATCACGGTCATGCTAAAGAGCAACATGGTCAATCAGAAATCGTATCACATTTCACTGGAAAAGTATATTGCCTTCGTGTTCCAACAGAAGTGTTCCTTGTTCGCCGCCGCGGTCGTATTGTATGGACAGGAAACTCGTCTCGCCATGGACAGAAAGGAACAATGGGTATGATTATCAACCCTGAAGACATGCCGCAGACGGCCTCGGGCATCGTGCCCGATATTATCATCAACCCCCACGCGATTCCAAGCCGCATGACGATTGCCCAACTCATGGAAACACTGATGAGCAAACTGGGCTGCATGGCAGGAACGCTGGGCGACGGCACGCCCTTTGGCGAAACAACCGTCGATGATTTGGCGGGCCATTTGCGAGACACCTATGGCATGGAGCCATACGGAAATGAAATTATGTACAACGGATACACGGGGCGGATGATGGAGACGTCTATCTTCATCGGTCCGTGTTACTATCAGCGATTGAGACATTGCTCGGCGGACAAGATGCATAGCCGCGCATCGGGTCCGCTGGTGATGCTGACGAGGCAGCCGGCGGAGGGCAGAGCTCGCGAGGGTGGTCTTAGGTTTGGTGAAATGGAGCGCGACTGCGTGGTCGCGCACGGAATGGCGGAATTTACAAAGGAGAGACTCATGGAGTGCTCGGATTCCTTTACTTGTTATACGTGTAAAGACTGTGGTTTGCTGGCGATTGCGAACCCAGAACAAAACATATGGGCGTGCCGCGGATGCAATAATAGTACATCCTTTGCTCGGGTCAATATTCCCTATGCATCCAAGCTGTTACTACAGGAACTCGAGACCATGGGGATTGCCTCGCGCATGATTACGAGTCAGAAACTGATTTGCCAGAATACGCCATCTAAATAATCCAGAAATTTGATGTATTTATATTTTTATATTGATAAAATAGAAACCATGGCGAACTTGACAACCTATCTCGCAGAGTATGTAGGCGCATTTTTCTTTATTTTGGCGATTTTCTGCAGTGGAGGTAACCCACTGATTATCGGTGGCGCTCTTGCGATTGCCATCTTTTTCATTGGCGGCATCAGCGGAGGCCACGTAAACCCGGCTGTTTCACTGGCGATGCTCATGAAGGGCGACCTGAACTCCACCAGCTTTCTCGGCTATGTTGTTGCACAGCTTCTCGGCGGCGCTTCGGCATTTTATGCGTATAAGATGACAAAGAACATGTAATGCATATCAACGGCGAACCAATACACCATACGCAATCATACACAGTACACCAATGGCAATCATACTCGATGGCTTGGTAAATGTCTCAAATTGTTCGCGTACCGGTGTTCCATCCGGGCGATAGGTCTTCGGCGCTGCAACCCATTCATCTCTGTTCAAATTAATCGGATTACCTGCTGAATCCGTATCTTGTACCCATCGTGTCTGAACATATTTACTCCCATTCCATCGGGCCGTTTGAGGGTCGGCAATCCACGATTCGTTGGTAGACGGGTCCTTGATTCTGCCATATGAATCTCCTACATGCAATGTGACCTGCTTACATTGCGGATACCCCGAACCCAAGAGTGCATTCATAAGGGGAGCGGGATTAAGGCCTCTTTCTACATCCTCCAACATTCCTGGTGCGAGACCCTTTAGCGGCGGCAAGCGCATATCCCTCATCGCGTTGGCGACATTTTGTCCTAGCGCCGTCCCATCGGGAATACCATTCATATAGCTCCACATGGTTGCACCATTCGAACACGTTGTACCTGTATTAATAAAATAATTGATTCCCAATGGTTTCAGTGGCATTCCGTTGGTTAAACCAGTAGATGGCGCACCGAATCCGATTTGGTCGATATAAAATCCAACGCCTTTTACAGCATTTGCGACATCGCCCATGGAGTCACCGACACTGACGCCGATTTGATTCGGGGTGAGCATGGCATCGGCTGGTTTGTAGGGGCTTCCAAAGAAGCCCAATCCTGATGGAAGCATGCTCGGAAGAATCGATGAACGGTTCTCATTGCCTTGTGGAGGAACCTCTACAGGCATCTACTACTAACAGAGAAACAACCCGAGAAGCATCTGCGTATAAAAATTGACCAAAATCGCTCCTTCTTATACAGGGCAGACATGGAGTCTTTCTTCAACCTTCGTCGTAATCTTCCACCTATCAAAGAAACGTTTGAAAGCTGGAAGGAGGAAGAGAAAGAACCCCTTAAGCTCGACAGTGATACCTGTCCCCAGTGTTTCAACGTAGATTGCCTCTACACCACCGATATGGTCACCTGTCGAGAATGTGGACACATCGTTGCACGACCCTTTGACAACACGGCAGAGTATCGCTACTTTTCCCAAGAGGACCGTGGTGGAGACCCGACGCGTGTCGGTGCACCCCAGGATCCACGCCTTCCCGAAGCATCGCTCGGAACCGTCATTTTACACGGGTACGGCACGGCCAAGGCCATGTATCGTGTTCGCAAGTATCATTCATGGAACACCGTTCCCTATAAGGAACGCTCCTTCATCCAGACGTGTGAGCGACTGTCCTTGATTGGTCTCAATTCAGGTATCAACCAATCCATTATTGAGGAATCGAAAAATCTATATACGACGCTACAGGATATCGGTGGACGTCAGGGACTCAGTCGTGATGCTCTCCTATCTGCCTGTTTGTATATGAGCCTGAAACAGGCCGGTTCTCCTCGTAAACCCAAAGAAATCGCCGACTTATTTGGCCTAGCCTCGGCCACCTTTACCAAAGCCCTTAAGCAAATGCAGGAAATCATGGCAATGGCACGTCAAAAGGGGCTTCTCGCGGCCACCACGACCAATCGTCCAAGTCAATCCAGTACTCAAGCGGTAGAATATATACAGTTACCGCTCAGTCGTCTACCGCTTCCCCGCACCCAAATGGAACATTTGTTCACGCTCTGCAAGCGCATTGCCGAGAAAGCGGAAGAAGCAGGATTGTCCCAAGAAAATATGCCTCCGAGTCTTGCGGCAGGTTGTGTGGCCTTCGTGATGAAACGATGCGAGAGCGTCTCCATTCCGCTCGCAAAAATCGCCAAAGCCAGCGAGATTTCCGTGGCAACCCTTCAAAAATGCCTTCGCCGACTAGAAACCTACCGTGACGTACTAGAGTCTGTGCTATAACAGAATTTATAACTCCACTCCGAATAGGATGGGTTCAGGTACCTCGATTGCCTTGAGTTACCCCGTCAAGGACCATGAGGATTTATATAAGCGAACAGAACAATATCGCACGCTGATAAGCGATATTTTTAATTATATGTTATATCAACTTGACGTGAACGATTTCTTACAATTATCATCACAAGCGGGGTGTAAAAAATATGTCCTTTTTATGGCTAACAATCTTCAGTATTTCTTTCATCAAATGCGAGTCGACATCAGTTCCGATAAGAGCGGCATTCTTGCCTTTCAGAAATCCAGCGTACTAGAAAGCCCGTCGGGTGATGCAGCGCTCGAGAAACAGACATTATGTCTCGCACTGTCCTATTACTATACGCGCATTTTCCAGATTTATGCCGCGTTGGCCATCACACTCATGGACGACATATCAGCATTAGAGAAGACAAGTGCCGACGTGAAGCGCACCATAATGGGTACGACACAATATATTATGAATCCGCCGCCTGGTCATAAAAGGGAGGTTCTCACGGTTTCCGCCGAAAAAATGAAACAATTTGGTGGATTTGCTGGTATGGATATGGGGAATTTTGAGTTCATGTCATCTTTTCTTACGGATAACCGTCAGGATAAGGGATTTGTATCTAAATATCGGACAGGCGATACGAAAACTGACGCTGTGATATTCTTTAAGCCCACCACGGACCAATGGGGTCGCATTCGAGACATTCGAAACACATCGCAAAGTAAATCATTGTATGAAACTGCCATTTTCAATATTCTTATTGAATCCGTTTCCAATCTATATTCCACCTTGGAAATCAGGGCGAATAAAATAGATGGAGCGGAAAATAAAATCCGATTCGGGATTTCAAAATTGTCCTTTCGCAAAAAGGGGATGACATATGATACATCCATATTTAATATTCAATCGTTACCTGAGATTGGAGATAATATCTCTACTTCATTTACAGTTGTTGTATCATCAGAAGCGGATAGTTCAAAAAAATATGCCATCGAAAACTCCGATGAATCGATTGAGAAATATTTTAACCGTCTGTTTCTTAAATTAGTTCCCGCCATAAAGAGACAGATATCGGATAAAACAGAATACTCATCTGAATCAAAGGACCCTGATGAATTGCAAACGGGTTATTTGAAATACACCATGGAAAATCGCCCCATTGGACACTGTATTGCCCGTGGAATGCAAATCCTAAGTAGTTTACAACAGGACAGTTTTGGAAAACCATTCTTTACATCCTCCGTGTGCAAAGTGAAATTCTTTAAATCGGCCAAATCGGTCGACGGAGAGAGAAAGGGTCTACCTGAGGCCGGCAAATCCATCGCGGAGAGTACCCCCTTCAAGACTGCACTATATTTTTTTGCGGATACCATTGCATTTGGGAGCCCCAAGTTATTACATAGCCCTGAGAGCATTCAGATTTACAAAGCATCGTATCTGAAAATGCTATCATTAATGGAGGGTCCCGCCAAAGTACAAGAAGTAGGAGAAAAAGTAGTCAGTTCCAGCAATCCCATGAAGGACTATCCATTTAGTGAAATCAAGAATAAACGTGATATGAAAACGGGGTATTGTAGGGATTATATGGATACGGATATTAAATTGGATGAAACACAGGGTAGAGCCATCAAAAATGATTATGTGCTAAAACTATTCGAAAAACAATTCAAGCACGCGGAAGAGTGCGGCAAAATCTTTGCGCAATTATTTTATCATAAGCGCACTGGAAATCACGTCGAGATTGCGCTCAGTGAAAATATTCAGCGCGGTGGCATTCCTGAAATCAATCGCATTAACGCGATTGTTCGCGCATTATTACTAGATTATTATGTTGGATGTGAAGAAATATACCATGACGGAATGAGGGCTGTTATCCAGTTTGCGGATGGTAATAAGAAGGCCGAAGTTCAGGGGCAACAACTGGCTCAGCAACAATTGAAGGCGCAACAAGCCATGAAGGCGCAGCAAGCAGCAACAGGGGTTCAACAAGCACAGGTGGCAGCGGTACAGAATCGGGCGAATACTGCGCAACAAACACAAGCGGTGGCAATGAGACCGCTCAGAAATGCGCAGGCAAGAGTGCAAGAACAGCGTGGACAAACGCGAAGGGCTATCGGTGTGAAAGGAGGGACCCGCAAGGCACTCAGGAAATAATTGCATAGGAATGGTCCATTTTGACAGAGCTTGTCCATTGATACGTGTACCAATGAAAAGGTCCATCCACAGTCCACTCTGAATTCCCCACCCACTCCTGATTCATCCACAAATAATCAAACTGTGGAAAGACGTCATTTGCTAGGGCATCCGCTGCCTCAGCTCGAAACTCATCCGTCAAACACGGACTTTCCAGCCATGCAGTGCACCATCCTAGTTTTTTCACTCGTCCATCCTTCATTAGACGCTGATATGTATCCTGTACACAAATCAAAATCGATTGGCCTTTTTTACGATACCATTTCCAGACCTCTGTGGTACATTGTTCTATCGCCTTTTTCCGAATCATCACGCGCGGCGTCGGAAAAGAGCGATGCATATCCATGAGGCGATGCGCCTCGCTAACATTGAGGTCCATCATATACATGGACTCCTTTTTGCTCGTTAGCTCGCGATAGACATACATTCCTGTATAGTATGATGGGGCGATTCGGCTTACAGGACTTCCTTCTTTCAAAAAGAGAGAATAGGGGATATCATTTTGATTCACGTATCGATTCAATTCTGTTAAGAGATAATCTCCTAGACCCTGTCCCCTCCAATCTGGATGAATGCAAAAACAATCTACGATGTACATCGGTTGGTCTTCGGATGTCAGGAACCCTCCTAAATAATGATATCGGATGCTCCCCACGATTTTAGTTTCTGCGTCGCGCACAACAAATACATGGTCAGAAGGACCGCATAATAGGTGCTCAGGAATGTCTAGATAGGGTGTGTGGGGCGGATTGCCGAAATGTTGGCGCAAAAATGCTCGTACTTCTGTTGCGTCTTCCACGCGTTCCATTGGATATCCGGTAGGAGAATCGAGCGGCTCTTTCTCGACAAGTTGGGGAAGAAATACTTCACTTTGATACAGCGATTCTATGATTCGATAGATGGGGTATGTCTTCCAAAAGACCATATGGATTTGTTCTACGCGTTGTTTAGACCCGTTCGGGCCTTACCGATTAGACCCGTTCGGGCCTTACCCATTTGGGCCTAAATATGAGAAACAATGACAACTAGAATGCGAATCGGCGTGGCCATTTGTTGTTATAAAGGACACATCCCTCACTTGAAACGATTATTTGACTCTATTCAAGCTCAGACCCGTCTTCCCGATGAAGTCATCGTCAGCTGTTCTTCATCACATCCAGAAGATATCCCCTATCGACAAGAAGACTATACCTTTCCTTTTACCATTATAACCTGCGAAGAGCCAAAGAATGCCGCGCAGAATCGCAATCGCGCAGCAGCGGCATGTGTCGACACAGTCGATATTATCTCATTTTTTGACGCGGATGACACCATGCACCCCCAGCGTATCGATATCATTTACCAGTGCTTCACACGGCATCCCGTTGTACTATTATTGCACAGTATCGAAATCGACCCGACCGCGTCATTTATCGAATACGGGCATCCCGCTTTTTTATTAAATTCCCTGGCACGATGTCCATGGGGGTCCACTGTCATAACCCTGCCCATGTATCAACCCCATATCGCCAATGGACACGTATCAATTCGCTCAGAGGTATTCCCGCGGATTTCCTACCGAGAGTCCGCAGATATGCAAGGAAAAGAAGACACATTGTTTTCAACCGATGTTATCTTTGTATATCCGATGCGAACCGCATATTGCAACTACAAGTTGAGCCAATACTTTCCCAGTCGAACGGGCGGAGCATCGTGAGTCTAAATCGCGTTGGCGTAGTTGTTCATAAATGGAATATCGCCGCAATGCCATCACCGCCTGGGATGAAGAGAATCCATCGCCTGAATCCATACACTGTTCATATCAGTATGAAGGCTCGATACGCCCCTGGTCTTTATTGTGGTGCCGTTTCATAAATTTGATAGTCGCATGCTGCTGTCGGACCAAACAGACATGACGGAACGGTGCGTGACATGCAAGAAGAAGCTGGGCGTCATGAAATATACATGCAAGTGTGATGGGCATTTCTGCATTTCACACTTGCCTCCACAGGAGCACCAATGTACGTACGATTTCAGGAAAGAGGCGCAGAAGGTCATTCAAAAACAAATGGATAGTGAACCACGGGTGTCGTCCTTTGAGCGCATTTAGGCGGACATTCGCTTCATATACATTGCCACCAAATCGATGGACCAGCGCTGTTTTAGACGTGTGTTCCGCGGATGAAACCAGGTCATCTCATCTTTTTCTTTACGGTCCCTCTTCCAGCGGGCCACCTCGGATGAGGATGTTTTTACCTTCTTTAACTGCTTTAATCCGTGCTCTATTTCTTCTGGATCCACTTCGCCTTGGAAGATATGATATTGGAAGTAATGGTTATTGGGGTAGGATGATTCTTGCGATTGGAGGACGAGCCCAGTGTGTCGGACTTTTTTCACGGTGCGAATATGCGCCTCTTCTTCAGTTTCTCGGAGTGCATTGGCGGCGAGGCATTCTAGGATGGTTCCACTGCGGAGTTCCTTTCGCTCCATTTGACCTTTGGGCGGTTCCCATGCGGCGCCGCGACGATGCGTATCTTTCACGACGAGGAATCGCATGGGGTTAAAAGACTCGTTGGATGGGTGAAGAAACATGCAGGAGCGAAGATAGACGCGCCATCCTTCTGTAGGATGTTCTACGTAGGCATAGGCCTTTTCCGGATCGTGTGGTAAATGCGCGGCACCCCGTATGAGCCCTTTTTCAAATACGTTTTTTATAGGGGTGTAGCCTTTCATTCTATTATCGACTATGATTTTCTGGGGTGAAAGTAGATATGAGTGGTAATGGTGAATCTGCAACTCGCGCGGTAAGGAAGCCAAGGAAACCAAAATCGACAACAACTGCAGAATCTATCGCTGATGCTGCCAATGCTGCATTCAATGTCAATAATACTCGTCATGCTGCAGAGGCTGCAGCAGCCTCATCTGCCCCTCCAGCCACTAATGCCTCTCCAGTTGTTGCTGCTTCCACCTCCTCACTGCCTACCTCTTCATCCTCCGCCGCCACCACCGCCGCTAAAAACAGTAGTTCTAGGAGTGTTAGTTTTCATCCGAATGCAAAAATGAGTAATGGTCCAAAAGCTTCCCCTAAAACCGCCGCCTCGCTGGCTGAAGCCGCTATCGCTCCAGTTGTTGTTGCTGCAGCTACCAACGCAGCTGCCAATGCAAAAGACAGAGAGTTATGTTTTATCTATTCCAATGCCCTTACAAAGGATAAATTTAATAAGGGTTGTATTATAGTTTATAAGGGAGCCACATCTTCTCCTGATCATTCGGCTACAATGCTAGAGCAATTGCTGGCTCAAAAGGATATACAGGCTGTTGAGGGTGGACTGCAAAAATCATTTGTACACCCCGTCGATGACAAAACCTCATTGTTCATTGCCTATGTTGAAGTAACCACTATGCCAACGGATGAGCAAATTATAGCAATGAAGAAGGCTATAAGTCTAGCATTACCAAAAATGGGTGGAAAACGCAAACGATTTCACACCAAAAAACGCCATGCCAAGAAAAGGACTACGCGGCGTTCATAAAAGTTACATGGATATGAGTGTATCCCGGATTATTTGAATACATTTATCTTGTGATAATAGAGATGGCGGAATCTGGCGTCAAAAAAACAGTTGTGGTTCGAAATGGCGAATCATTTCAGGTATCTATTCGACCTGCGAATGGGCCTGTGTCAATGGTTGAATCTGGCGTCATAAAAACAGTTGTTCGAAATGGTAAATCATTTCAGGTATCCATTCAACGTGCTAATAAGCCTGTGTCAATGGTGAAATCTAACACTCCTACTACTGTCGTTAGAGCCGCTCCTGCATCTGCAGCCATTCCTACCGTTACCGTTCCTGCCGCTACTACCGCTCCATTTGTAGCTCCTATTGTTGCATTTATGAATAAAATACAACAAACCTATAATCAATCGAATATGACAGAGGATGCAATCGATAAAGAAATCAGTGAGTTACAGGTAAAAGACGGCCCTGTGAATGCAGATCTTGCTTTACTCGATAAAAATATACAGAAAAAAGTAGAATTGGGGCGCGCTACCTTTGCAGAATATATAAAAAAAATTATTGAAAATGAACGAGGGCGTATAGAGAAAATTGGTGCAAATGCAGTAAGACAGCACCATTTACAGAAAAATACAAGACCTACATTTTTTAAAGAAAAAGTACTAGCTGCAAAACAAAAAGAATATGATGATGCATTTTCTGCAGAAAATGAACAACAAGCTCGTTACATCGCTGCTACTAGAAAACTAGGAGATTCCGAAAAAGAATATCCAATCATATTTAGCGGTCTTGAGACAAGAGTGAAAGAAGCAAACGAATTAAAAGAGGCTAAACAGCGTGAAGTGGAAAAATTGGATAATGAACGTACATTACTACAAATATCCGATCCGAATGCAAGCTTATCATCTGCAAATCAACAAAAAATAGATGAAGCAGAAAATAAATATAATGCTGCCTTCAAGGAATTAGATAAGCTTACTAAATTACAATTTCAACGTTCCATAATCAAAAATAAAGTTAGTACTCTAGAGGACTATAAGGCAGAGCAAGAGCGTCTAGCAAATGAAGAAAAAGTTGAATTAAATAAACTGAAACAAATCTCTACCAAAATATCAAAAGAAACTATTAAGATTCAACAGGAACTCCGTGAAATAGAGGCTGAAAACAAACAAGAAGAAGATAAGGCAAAGAATACTTCCATTATTTCAAGCATACAAGAAATAGTAGGAAAAGTTATTCCATTGATTACAACCAGATTGAATGCAATGAATGAAGTTGAAAAGGCAATTAAAGCAGGTCTAGCCGATTATCTTATCAATCGAACGATTGATGAAACGGAACGTTCTGATGAAACATTACAAAACGCTACAAGAAGCTTTGCAACGATATCGAATGATATTAGCGATAAGAATGCCGATTTACCAAAATATATCATAGACCGAATGATAGAAGCGGCAGCAAAGGTGCATTCCTCTAAACTTCAATCTCTTTCACCCTCGACATTTAATTTGGAGGATACTGCTGCAAAAGTGAAGATTAAACAGGAATTTTATAACATGGAGTCGCCCAAATGGGAGAAATCCATATTTGGATTAAGTGGAGGACGGCGCACGCTTCGACGAAAGATGGTCCGCCGAAAAACCCGCCGCATCATTCGCTCCTATTAAAAAACAGCAGATAGCCGTACGGAAACGTGATATTCATCAAATCCACATATTTCGTATAGAGCCAGCCGTTCTGTTTCGCCTTCTTAATAATTTCGGGTATGCTCGGCATAAACAGCATATGCTTCTGGCGACGCACCGATCCATCCTTGAATCGAAACGTCTCGCGGAATTCTGCATTCGGGTCCTCCAGCTCGAACGTTGCCTCATAATCAAATGTATCAAAGACCACCTTGGATGTTTTCAGGCGCTCTTTGACATAATTCTGCGGATTCACGCCAATCCACGGATTGCTCGAATTCAAAATCGGGTCGAACTTATACTTGTTTACTACCTCAATGGCCAGGGTTCCACTAGGCTTGACCCAATATGCTAGATTGCGAAACAGAATATCCATATCACGGAAGTAGTATATCGTGAAATACAGCAGGCAAGCACACGTACACTCGCTCGCCTCTGCTGCACCCGCTCCCATCACATCGAACGTTCGAAATTCCACATTCTGTTTCTCTGTCTCCGTGAGCGTCGTATTCTTTAGCGTCGTACCTTTCGCATATCGAATCATCGCATCGCTCTTATCCACTCCAATTGTATGACTCACACCACTCTTGGCAAACGAACAGGTCGCAATCCCAATGCCGCACCCCACATCCAGGATGGTCAGCTGGCTTTTCGGGCGATTTCGCGAGAATTCCTCCAAACAAATCAATGACTCTGCCTGAATCATACCCTCATTCTGCGTTAACTTCGTAAACACCGATGCATAAAAGTCATCGAACAAATCCTCATTATTCAGCCATTCATATTTCGAAAGAGAAGCCTGCGTATCTATCGTATTGGTCACAAACCCCTCGCGAATCGTCCCCACGTGATACGTCGTTAATCGATCCACCGACAGAACGGCAATGTAATTTACCCCAATTAATATGAGCACAGCAATCATCACTGTTTGCCATGTATCAAATGCACACAGGGTCATAAGCCCCGCTAGGATGATGACAAAGGCTATAATGACCAGAATGGAACCTTTCATTTCCCCTACTTTCCTGCCCTCTTTGTTTTTCTCATTTTCGCCCGACTCTTTCGGCACGTAACTCCCCCTTTCTTCTTTCCACAGTCGCTCGAATAAGTAGCGATATGTCGACAGACCGACCGATAGGGGTCATGAAAGGATGTATCTAGTCCACATCGCATTCTCCAGAGCCATGCCATCATCGAGCGCCGGCTTTCCCATGCCATTGGGGTTTTCGTCTCCATCTCTTTCCATCGTCTACCGATTTCCTGAGGGAGAACAGCCGGAAGAAAGACCCAAAATCGCTTATACCATCGCATCCGTTGCATCCATGGTAACACATTCCACTTATTTCGTTCGCACTGATCCTTCCCTATCGCGGTGGCCGCTGGACAATCTGGCATCGGTGAAGAATGCGCCGACTCTTTTGGATGATGATAGGCCACAGCAAACAAGAAATCCCACAAGAGGGTCAATTGAGTCTCCCATGAGCTCTTTGAAAGGCGAGTGTATTCTTGTACAACCGATGTATAGCTGGGATTCGCAGTAGGATGAAGCCCCTGTTTCCGCAATTTCTGATTGACCGAATTGTGAATCTGGTACATCCATTTGGTAGCATTCAGCGTCGGAATCATCCCATGTTCAGGGATGGCATAGGGGTATATCCGATAATAATCCGTTAGAGAGGAGCGACAGAATTTACACGGAAGAATGTAGGGGATGGTTTCAAAAAAGTCGGCATAGGTTATAGCATTCTCCTCCGAAAACCGATAGTCAAATGCGACCAGATGGAGGAGTTTCCATCCTGATGGACCCCAAAATCGCGTATCCATCCCTCTGTTTGTATCATGCATTATTCGAATGGTTTGATTGAATAATGAGTATCATTATTGAATCACTATAAACATAAGAGGCGCCTTACTTTGTACCGAACCCTCCAAAGTTGAGGGGCGCAACATAGGGGCGAATCACAGAATTTGCATCCGTGACGATGTCTTCTGCCTTACATTTCACCACAGCCGGGGGGCAACTCTGACGCGGACACGGGGCGCAAGAAGGGCATTTCATTTGCGGCGGACATTTCACTTCAGGGCAACGCGGGCGCGGGCACGGCGGGCAGTCACCCGATGGCTTATTGCACTTGGAGCAATCCAGAATGACAGGGGACTGTTTCGGAATGGAGGATTTCAAGACGTAATTGCTTAGGTCAGGTGCCGGCGGGCACTCGCTCTTCAGGATATAATTGCTCATATCGGGAACGGCGGGGCATGGAGGGATAGAGCTCTTCAACACGTATTTGTTCATATCAGGCTGTTTGCAGTCGGGGCATGCCGGACGAACAGCACGTGGTTTCGGTTTCGAACAGCCACACGGAGAGGGTTGATTGCATCCTCCGCACATTTCTCCCGCATCGGCAAATCCTTCTTGGCGCAGAATATTGCATAGAAACAGTCCCACCGCGAGACCCACGATGAAAATTCCAACAAAATGAAAGACAGCGGGTGTCATTCTACTACTTCTAAATAGGGTAATAATTCTTGTAGAATATGCCCTTATGGTACTGCAAAACGGCAAGAGTATTACGCCTTTCTGACATAAATCATATCCTCAAACTGACCCAATACAATATTGAATGCTACAATGCGCTCATTGGAAATATACTCTTCCATTTCCTCCTTGGCACAGATGGTTTGGCGCACAAAATACGTATGGAGCTCTTTGGTATCCGCTAGGTATTTTTCGATGAAATGATAAGCGATGTCGACAGACGTAAACGCCCCAATCACATTTCGCTGATGAAACGGTTTGTCCACCGCACGAATGATAAAATCCGATTCTACGATATAAGACATTTCTATTCACGGACTGGATTATTTAGAGATTCGCCATCCCTTCCAGTCCATCGGAGGGCAACCACACGTTTCGGGAAGAGCGGGGTCCAGCGTTGCCTGTAAGCGATTGCATATCATCCGCGCATAACCCTTCCATGAAAATTCCTTGGAGACCACGGCGTCTTTCGGCATCACGCCAAAATCGGTCGGTTTCAGGCCGCGCTTCTGAATCTGCGATTCAATCTCTTTTGAACGCTCCTTCCAATCAAAATGGGCGGGGCCACGGCCGGCATCGAAGGGGTGCGCTGCGAGGCGGTCGGTCGTGAACCGCCCATCTGTGTTATGCACGGTACTTGCTTCGGAAACGCGGCTAATATCCGCGACGGAGGGAAATCCTGACGCCGCCACGGTGGAGGGTCCATCACACGATTTCGGGTTTCCACTGAGAAGCTGACTGCTATACGTTGTAATGAGCCGTTTGATTTCGGCAGTGGTTTCAGGGTCGTTCTGTGTGTTGGATGGAAGCATATTTCCAAGGGCGGATGAAAGGCCATTTGCACGAATCAACTGGGGCAGCGGCTCATTACTTTTTCCGAGGACACGAAAGGCCGTTTTGATGTCTTCCTCCATGATGGGAATATTCGATTCCGCCATCTGATTTTGATTAACCTTGTCGATAATCGCCTGAACATCCGTCTTCATCTTGGTCAAGCCCGAAATACGCGCCTGGATGTTTGGGTCCGTTGTACCACTTGCGGATAGGCGGCGGATTTCGACGTTCACTCGCTTCACAAAATCAGTCAATTGTTCCACCGTTGCAGGGGATTGGTTTGCATCCGTAAATCCTTCTGTGAATTGATACACGGGGCCCTGTAGCGTCCCTGCTGCACCCGAAAGGCGCACTTGCTCCTGTAAAAAGGAGAGGTTGGTCGCCATGTCATTCAGATTGGTCAAGGTGATGGTCGGTTGAAGACCTGGATTACGATTGAGAACCGTCACAGCATTTTGAAGAATCTGGAAGTCGCTTCGGACCGTGCCGAGAGGGAGCTGGATAGAGGGGTCTGACCGTTCCGATAACTCTTGGGCTTCATTTGCCAGGAATCCTTTCATCATTTCTAGGAGCGATAACATCTGCTGACGATTCGCCTTGATTTGTGTCGTATCCTGATAGGGTAGCGGATTAGAGGATGCAATCTGTTGATAAGGGGCAACAGGAAGCTGGCCTGGAAGAGTGTGTGGTTCAGGCGTTACTTCCGCCTTTTTGCCCTCCACTTTTTTATCCGGAAGCAACGAGGTAGATGGCGGAACATCGGGTAATATGACGGTATGAGCGGGCGCATTGAATCCCTCGATGTTACTTGTCGAGCTCATGACAAAAATCACCAATAATACGAAAAGTAATGATAAGAACGCAAACATCCTACTTTCTTATCTTATCTTTTTATTATAAAATCGCATTATGTTTGAGCATAAACAGGGGACCATCCTTGGAGGCCGTCTTGGCCGGCTGGGCCTTGCTCGCCTTTCTGGCCGGCTGGGCCAGGCATTCCTTGGTCTCCTTTTGAACCCTTTTCGCCAATTTTACCAGGTGCACCCGCGATGCCTGGCAGACCTTGTAACCCTTGGGGCCCTTGTGCACCTTGTGCGCCTTGTGTGCCATCTTTACCAGAGAGGCCAGGTGGACCTGCGGGACCGGGTACTTTGCAGCACGTGTATTGATATTGATATTGAGTTCCTGCAGGATTTCGGACAAGACGAAACTGAGACAATGCCTCATCCGCACGACAGGATAGATTCTGGCGGTCCAAGTATACAGCATTTCCTCCACCATCCAAATCAAATGGCGTAGAGACAGCACGGCATTGTGGTCCCTTACACCCTTTCACATGAACATCATCGATTATGATGGACCACGCTTTCATGTCCGCTTTGATACCAGCTAGTGTTTTTGCACCATTATTTTGTGTCCACCATCCTGAATAATTATTAGGAGGATAGACCGTTCCTATTGTACTGCATCCCGCATCCAGAAATATCTTTTGCAAACAAGCGGGTGAGACGGAACTTGCTGGACTCGTATCCGTTAACCCCGCGCACGGGTCTGCATCTGCAAATCCCTCACTACGTGAAAGGAACAATAGGATGATAATTCCTACGACAAGCGCCAAAATGCGATACATCGCTCTACTTTATACGATTAATAATCAAGCGAGCACCCCCAGCATGGAATGGCATCTTTCTTAATTGTATTCGATGTATATTCCTTTCCCTGCGAAATAGCGGATGTTTCATCGCACGAACCATTTGATTCCACGGTAGACGAATCCGTGGCGCGTGCCGAACGCAATTCATTGCGAATCATCATTTGGAGGTCTTTCAGGAAATCAGATTGTTGCTTAAGATACATTGCTTTTTGTGCCGTCTTACTAACATCGATATCAGGCCGAATGTCATTACGTTTTGGCTTAGAAGCGGATTGCGGTACAGCCGTTGATGTGGCGGATGTTAGTGATGAGCCAAGAGTGGTCGGTCTTCCCGTTGCCGAAGTGGCAGGCGCAGTCATTGGTGCAGTCATTGGTGCAGTAGTCGCCGCAGTCATTGGCGCAGTCATTGGCGCAGTCGTTGGTGCAGTGGCAGGTGCAGTGGTAGGCGACGCCATCATGACATCCGCTGCAGTATTTGCACCCAATTTTAATGCCTGACAATTTGAAATGGATACCGTAGCGGTTGACCCAGTTGCCACAGTAATCGTTGAAACACCATTTACAGTGGACAATTGATATGGACCAGTACCGTTTCCTCCACGAATATCACCCGTGCTGCACATAAATACCATACCTCCACTCATTGCAATCGCCTGACTCGCTGTCATTTGACTAATAAATCCCTCTTCATTGATATAATATGATATCGTAAGCACTATGATAAGAAGCACCGCCATCCCAACAATGGATGCCTTTAGAATCATTCTCTCTACTGTTTGCTCTAAAATTTGATATGAATCCGTCTTAACAAACTGGGTACCATGCCTCTTGCTCCACGATTTACTGAAGATTCTATTCTTGAAATTGGTATCGATGAGGCCGGACGAGGTTCCTTCTGGGGGCCCATTGTAGCCGGCGCATTGGTCATTCCCTCAGAGGTAACCGATGCCCAACGCGCTCTCCTTGCCGAACTCCGTGATTCTAAGAAGATTGCCCCCAAGAAACGCGCCAGACTCTTTCAAGACATCAAAGATATCATGCCTCAATGGGGAATTGGTATCGTCAGCGCCGAAGAAATCAACGAGCATGGAATCACGTGGGCCAATCGCGAGGCATTTCGCCGTGCAGCAGCGGCGGTTCCTAACGTAGAAAAAGACGCTCCATGTCGGCTTCTCATTGACGGAGTCCTATCCTTGGATAAATGGGATGGCTTGCAAGAGCTCATCGTAGAAGGGGATAATCAATACATGGCAATTGCAGGAGCTTCCATCCTGGCCAAAGTGGCACATGACCAGTGGATTCATGAATTCTGTGAGGCGCATCCTGAGTGCGCGGAGCGATATGATTTAGCATCTTCCAATGGATATGGGACGGCCAAGCATCGGGAGGGTATACGACTCCATGGTCCGCATGAACTGCATCGAGTCGTATATGTGCAACGGTGGCTACCTGGTTCAACGGTTCCACCCAAAAAGAAAGGCTCATCGAAAGTATGTCAGATTCGATTTTAATTACTGACGGCGCTGGCTGCGATTGCGGCGGCTGCGCTGGCCACCCTGCGACTTGCGGCGCTGGCTGCGGCTGCGCTTGCCGCCCTGCGACTTGCGCGCCTTCTTCGACTTGCGGACGGTGCGCTTGGCATTGCGCTTGGCATTGCGCGACTTGCGCTTGCCGCCCTGCGTGCTGCGACGAGTGCGACGACGACCGCCCATGGTGGCCTTCTCCTCAAATCCTGCCTTTGCAAAAAAACCTTCTCCTGTTGGTGCTGACATGCTTATACTATTCCATTCGATTATTTTTACGCAAGATGGAGAGTTCCTTCCGCCCACGCCGACATAATTGCCAAATCACCCCCTCGAAAATGAGGCATATGCTTCGACTTGTACTGATGCGCTTCATTCTTTTCCAGCATGACATACTTCCCTTTCGGACAAGACATATCCTCTCCTCGCAACATATGAATCCACTTAAATGACTCATAGGCAAAAACCTGTTTGTCTAATAAACCCACATGTGTCAGGACGAATACGCCGGGTGCTCCCTCAGGTGGAAGAGTGTGAACCGGAGAAACAGATAGAATCTCTTTCATGTCCAAGATGCTTTCCCGTGGATTTCCAAACTCTTTATATTCTCCCTTGGTTAACGGTAAATCAGGATTGGTTGTGGTACGAAGGACGTCTACATAGGGTACTTCCGTAAATGCCGCTCCCATCAGATCCCCTTTCGGATACCGTGATACCATGGCACCAACCGGTACACCCCCTGCAGAACGCCCATAAATCACGGTTTTATTGGGTCCTACATGAAATTGCTTCTGTGCCGCTCGAATCACTGCCTCGTAATCGTCGACGGAGAGATGGCGATGATTGCGGCGCGCCGCATCCGCCCATGTCGTATTTTTATCCCCTCCTCCTCGCACCATCGCATACACGATTGCCCACCCTCTTTTCAACAATGGATACCACGTTTGATACGGCCACATAATGGGCGTTGTATCTCCATACGCGCCATAGACATATACAAAGATGGCGCTCGGGGTTTTCCCTTTCTCAGAAATTGTAACATAAGGTACTCGTGTATTATCCTTGGACGGTGTGTGAAATCGATGTACGACAACGGGTGAAAATGACAGTGCCCTCCTAATCCGATGCTGATTCTCTATGCGAGTTACGCGGCGATTGGTTATCGAAATTAAATAGGGAATCTGAAACGGGGTTTTTACCACGAACATCTGATGAATGGAGCGCTCCCAGGGCGACCATTCGTCGGTCTCAATGCTTCCTGATGCAATACGAAATAGAACCTGTGGGCGCTTATGTGGTGCACAGAACCATATGGTCCGCGAGCCTTCCCAGCTGGTTACTACCAGTCCAAGTAACAAGTTTATCCATTGAACCTCTTCGGATGGAATGCTCCAATTCTGCACAGGGAGGCCATGAGGTGCCCATACATCTGTAATACGCTGTTTGGTTAGCACACAATCCTTACCGTCCATTCCCTTTCCCAGCGGCATTTGAAATAAGGAATCGGCAAACAGAGGTGATATGGTGCGACCATTGATTTCATATAGATGGCTTTCATTTGCATTTTCCGATGTCATATACAATGTCTGATTCGTTGTCTTGTGCAGAATCAAATCCTTCTCTTCATCTTTCTCTCGATACAATACGCGCTCATCTGCTCCCGTATATGCATCGCATACACATACCTCAATGGCTCGAAAGTAATTCAGTGTACGAACATAATAGCAGTATGGAAGAATGACAGCGACTTGTGAGGATATGTCTTTTTTTGTCCAATACCGTTTCCCTTCTGCATCCTCGCAAATCAGGTGATTAGCATATGCTACATCGTCGTTATTCGTTACGTACCATACTCTTGTTCCTTGAACTTCAATGTCATCCATGCGTGTATGTGTTTTTCCCCACGACCATTTCCAATACATCTCATCCCTCCCCGTTAGAATGACTCGAACTGCCCCGCCTCCAATTACAAATCCATCCATATGAGTATACTGCTGTGCATCTGTTATTTCTCGTTCCATTTGCTTACTGAGGCGTTCCACGCGAGGCTGTTTTGAAAGCTCATGAAAATGTGCACGCTCTTTCTCAACGAGTCGATTCCAACGCGGACCTTTCATTCGTTCCATCCATGCCAGCGGGTCGCGCCAGGACATATAGCCCAGGTCTCGGACCTCTTCGCCGGTCATCCTATTCCATACGACCTAAAAGATTTGTCGTGTTCTATACTACATGACTCAGCCGCTTTCCATTACAATTCTTCATGACAAAGGAAACACATTTGGTCTAAAAGAAGATGTGGCAGTGCTGGAGCAACTGATGAAAACTCTGCAGAATCCTCTGGGTCAACGGATTCAAAAGGCACGGCTTTTTGACTATCGCGAACCCTTTGTTGCATCTGATATCCAGTTCCATTTGGAGATTCCCATTTATGCGGCTGTCCCGTGGTCTCACACCAATGTTCTTCTTGTCAATCCTGAACGATGGTCGAATGCATACGATGCCTATGTGCATGCTTTTGATGCACTGTTATTTCGTGATAGTTCCACCGCAGAAGCATTCCGTGATGAGCTAGAACGAAAAGGTATTTGTGCCAATCGCATCGTGGTTCTTCCTTGGTGCATGGCTCCTTCTACTCACCCCATGGGCCCGTCCCCTAGCAAGGAATCCTTCGTGTCGTTCATCGGTGGCTCAACCAATAAATACGAATATTTGAAGCAGCTTCTCCCTCATTGGCGCGCGGAGGACCCGCCGCTTACGGTGTATACCACTCGCAAGGACGTGGCGGAGGGCCTAAAGGCGTTCAGTCAGGTGACGGTTGTATGCCAAGATATCGATAAGGCAACTCGAAAGATGCTAATGGAAGAGGCGGCGGGTCATCTTGTAGTGAGCGCGGCGGAGGGGTTCGGTTATGCGGCAGCAGAAGCGGAACGGGTTGGCGCCTTCACCATTATGAATGCTATACCTGTCTTCGTAGATACATACATGACGAACTCTTCAGGAATCGCATGGATGTCTAATATCTATCATCATTCGGCCCAACGCGTCTCAATGGCATCGCCGTCTGAAAACGTACGATTGGAACTGGAAACCGCATTCGCCGCATTTCGCAACGCCGATAGAAAAGCTATTCGTGCGGCTCGGATTCATCGTTCCAGCTCTCGATTCGGAGAACTATGCCACGCGGCTCTGCCGCTTCTTCAGCAACTCTCTGCGCTGGTTCTCTTCAGGCGACCTGAAAAGGGCGTGTTTCACTGCCCGCCACTGTTGCAACTCGATGATTGCCCGTCTATCACAATTGTCACGCCGACTTATAATCGAAAGCAGCTCATTGAAATTGCCTTTCACAACTTGCTTGCAACGGATTATCCACAGCATCTTATTGAGTGGATTGTGATTGAAGATAATGAGAAAACGCCGCATTTGGCCGCTGATAAAATCATCGATTTCCAGATTCAAGCGCCACAGATTCGATTGAAATATATCCCCATCGAGGGGCGTATGTCTATCGGTGAAAAGCGGAACTGCGCCATTCGTGAGGCGACAAATGATATTATTCTTTTTATGGATGACGATGACCATTATCCACCGACCTCGTTCCGTCGCCGTGTTGCCTGGTTGACCAAAGGCGTGAAACGCGGCGAAACCTCACAGTCGATTGCCTGCTGTACGACGCTGGCTCTATATGATTTGAAGCACGGAACCAGCGCAATCAATGTTCCTCCATTTGATATTCCCTTTGCCCAGCGCGTTTCCGAAGCAACCCTGACATTCAAGAAGTCCGCGTGGGAGGAACGCCCCTTTCCACACGTATCCATTGCAGAGGGCGAGGGATGGCTCGAGGGACGCGAGGACCAGGTCATTGAGATTCCCCCACAACAAATCATTGTAGCATTCACACATGGCGCCAATCAGTCCAGCCGTCGAATCCCTCCTACGGAACAACCGCCTTCGTGCTTCTGGGGATTTCCCAAAGAATATCTTGTATTTATCCATGGCCTCGCGGGGGTTCAAGTTGAAGAGGATACGCGACCGGCTTCAAAGAAGTAATCATGTTGGAATGGTTGGTGGCATAGGAGCGACCTCCGTTGGAGGCATAGAAGCGGTTTCCGTTGACAGCGTAGAAGCTGATACCGTTGGCGGCATAGGTGCGGTTTCTGTTGGCGGCATAGGTGCAGTTTCCATTGGAGGCGTAGAAGTGGGAACAGGCTCG